TATCCATTGCTTTACGGGTTTGGTAGGATCGATTTTATCCGTTACGTTCATGATCTCTTTTTCTTAAGATGATCTTTAATCATGATACATTCCCTGCAATTGATTTCATTCCAGTTAATGTTTTTAGACTGTCCATTAATTTTGCCGCAGCCAGTCTTACTGAAGTCATTCTTTTTAAAGTGAATAATCATCCAGACATACCTCGCCAGCTATCGTTATTCATCTTCTTACAGGCAGAGCAGGTAACCTTACTCCAAAGTTTAGTTACCTGCACCTGCTCTTTCAAAAGAAAACAATCTGTACGCTTACCGTTATCATGATGCACTGGCTTAGCCATTTACTTTCTCCAAAGGAATTAGCTTATTTCGTTTTGCCATGTGAATACTCATATAATTATGAGGTGCCATGAACTCACGGAAGTTAGTAACAATAAATCGAGCTGACCTACCCTTAGTTAGAGAGGTAATAGTTTTCTTCAATGCCAGCTTGTAAGCCAGTCCAGCAGAGAACTTGTAGTTTGTAGGAATCATCCAACGCTCTAGAGCAGTTGCACAGATTTCCTCACGAAACAGTAGTACCTGCTGCTCAAAGGTAAGACCATTCCATAGCTTATCAGGATCAATATCTACTGTTTCGCCATCCTTGAGGATTAGTTCATACAGAGGATGGTCGCCATAAGCAACACTATCATGGATGGAGTCGTGATCATAGATACGCACCACAGCATCCTTGAAGAACATACCAGCAGCCTGCGCTAGATTCATCTTCTTGGAGCCGTGCTTCTCAATCCAGACCTTGTAAAGAAGCTTATGTAGCTCAAGGTCTAGAACAGCACCACGATCCTGTAGGAATAGGATATCGCACATGTGCTTATCCCAGGAACCATTCTTCAATTCCCAGTAGGCATGAGATACCTTAATAGTGTAAAGCTCATCGAGAGTAGCGAAACCATTACGGTCTAGCTGCGTACCAGCAAAACTTTCATGCCAGAAATCATCACTAGATTCTGGATAGAATCCCATTTCAGGATGAGGGCGAGCAAATACATCAAGGTCTTTAGGTTCACGAACTTCATTAGGAAATAGTCTGTGCATGGCTGTAGAGCCAATGATCAGTGCCATCTAGAATCCTCAACTCTAGTTAGTCGTAAATACAATCCATAAGTTTCATAGCCTTTTAGGAATCCTTGCACGACCCAAGTACTCATAACATGACCATGAGGACCGCAATTAGTATTAACTAGTTTGCTAGTTGCATAATTTAGTGTTTTACCTGTGCACATAACTCCCGAATACCTTACACCACGATAATTATCTAGCCAGCGATTGAACTCAGCCAAATCTAAAATAGTTTTAAGATACTCTATACTGTAGCCACTAAGGCAATTAGGTGGTGGAGAGATCACAAGTAGTTTACCTGGGGAATGAAAATTATAACTCATGCGGAAGGTAAAGGAGTCGAACCCTCAGGTGTTACCCTGGCCCGGTTTTCAAGACCGGTTGCGTACCTCTACGCGCTACCCTCCATAATGCCCGAAGGCATCCTTACATTATATCAGTTTTCCCAGCTTAGTACAAGCTTGGGGTCTCCGTCAAGTGATGTCATCAGATTATAGGCAATCTTGTTGAAGTTCACTTGATCAATCTGTAGCATCTGCTCTGGATCAGAAGTACCATAATCCAGTAGTGCTTCATCCATGTCTACATCATAGTATCCACGTAGTGTTACATGCATACGACGAATAGCCATGTCATCCAAACCAGTTATCTAGATGAAGTACTACATAAATCAGAGCCCAGATAATAACACCCCAGATACCCAGACCTAGTAGAACTCCTGCAATCCAGAACTTACCGAAATGCTTAAAAATAAAATCCATTATCGAACCTCTACCTCAGGAATAATTACAGAGGGCTTGAAGACAACCTTATAGTGGTTGGGGCTGACACCAGAGGTACCAAGCTGCTCATACCACCACAGTACGTTATCTGACTTACCAAGAGCATTTCGCTTATACTCGTTACCAACCTTGCAGGTAACAGTCATACGATTAGCATCACCAGGATCAACTGAGCAGAATCCCTCAACAGTCATGATGTACTTGTCAAGGATAGCGTTATAAAACACTACTCGACGGTTAACCTTAAAGTTATCTGCGTCCTTGTTCAAATTCTCATTAACAACATCTGCATCATCAGTAGTACAGGCTGTCATACCAAAGCTGGCACCAATGAGAAGGACAGCAGCAATAGCCTTAAACTTATTACGCATTACGAACCTCTTCATCATAATCACAAACTTCACAAGGATATTCTTGAGACACCTTTTTTTGCGTTACAGGACAATTAGTTTTGCCATATTTACAGCCGTGATCGACACAGCAATGTGTTGCGTGTACTCTATCGTTTTCCATGTACGAGCCGTGGGACTTGAACCCACCTGGACCAACTACGGCATTATAATCCCCCGCTTATAAGACGGGACCGGTACACTCGCCTGTTAAGGCCAAGGTCTCGAACCTTGCTTTATTCTCTCACCCTACCATGGATTCTAGGTGTCAGTCTAGCGGCCTACTATCCTGAACGAAAGTATCACCCCAGTCGGTGCCTTCAAGAACTACTCTAGCAGAGTCACCAGCTACCGTCAATACCTGTTGACCTGGGTATTTCCATCGCCAAACTGGATTCCACGGGAGTGTGAGACTTTTACAGTTCTAGCTAACTCATAATCCATTAGCCATTCATGCATTTCTCTTTCAACCTTAGCATTTGCCAGAGCATGATGAATAGGCTGATCTGCACTACGTAGATCAGGAATACGAACATCTAGCCTTTGAGCCTCTTGTCTAATATCATTAGTCCACATAGGAATAGTCTCAGGTAGATTAGCCATTGAGCCGAAGAGTTGCCCTAGGCATACATGGTCATAACCAGAGTACCAACCCCACAATTGCAGGGGCTTGTTATCTCGGCCTTGCGCATCAGTAAGAAACTCATGAACCTTCATGCGAATAGATAGGGTACTTCTAACAATATTATTTCCAACACCACTGACAATAGCAGCATTATGCTTAGCGGATAGCTTAGGTACTACATTTGCTACTAGCCATTCATGCTTAAGGATTCTACCCCAAGGTGCATCAATAAATTCATAATAAAGCTCATAACCATCATCTGTTACCATACCTACAGAGAGAGGATGAACACTATTACCACTCTCTAGAAATTCCCAGTCATGATAAACCTTCAATTTACTCTCCTAATTAATACTCACATTAGCAATAATGCGGAAAAGGGAGCCCGAAGACTCCCTTTCGTTTATCCGCCTGACTTTCCCCCGCCAGATCCTCCACCAGCCTTACCACCTGCTGATCCAACCTTAGCGCTAGATCCAGGACCGCCCTTACCGATTACGCCAGTCTTAACTGTACCGTTTGAAATCTTACCAGTAGAGGGAAGCCCAAACTTAGTTCGACTAGCTTTATCTGTCACAGAGAACTTGTGCCCCGCAGCAGGTAGTCTTGATCCTGTAGCATAGTTTCCATTAGATCCATGAACTGATGTGCCACCAATCCAAATGAATGTACCTGGATTGTAATTGCTAGAGGTTTCATCACAATAAGATTCATCGATAACTACACCCTCTGCATTTGAACAATACGCATGTCCATCCTCATTAGGATCTTCGGCAGTATCACATGCCATCAATGCTCCACTAACAAGAGCTAGAGTTAGAGCACTAGTACCAACTCGGCGCGACATCATGCGTCGGGTCATCTGGACCGATCGCCCTTTCTGTGTTTGTCTATTGCTATGAGCCTACCAGCAGTACCTTAAGATGTCAAGAGACCTTAATAGGTGTCTCCCCATAAGCCTTAGCACATGTAGTCCCCATTACAGGACCAGTACGTACAACATAGTTATTAGCTGGATACTTGATTACCTTATGAATACCTGTGTGAAACTCAGCACACCAATTAGAGCGTGCTCTTGCATCAGATGGAGCATTCTTTCCATCGATCCACATATCGTATTGAGGATAACCTGGCTCATCAACATTAGTATGACATGGACCATTCTCAGGGTGAGGGCCATCACCACAAGTATCCTCTACAATGAAATACTTCTGAAGAGATACCATATAGAACTTAACTCCAGGAGCAATATCAATTACATCATTTCCTGATGCCATAGAATGTCCTACTGCTAGAGTAATAGGATCATTAAAGGTACCTGTTCCTGCTGCCTGAGTGTGGATTACAGGATGAGAGATAGCTGCTGTACCAGGAGGTGTATTATCCCAGTAAGTATAGCCTGTTAGATAAGCATAATGTGTATACTCTGCTGCCTGAGCTGGCCCTGCAAACCCCAGAACTGCTACCATCAAAGATAGAATGGCTACTGCTATAATTCTTTTCATATTTAACTCCCTAACGCAGAAAAGGCACACCAATTGGTGTGCCTTGCTTTCAAACTTTCTTTTGCTTAGCCTTCTTTTCAGCATCAAGAACGCTTTTACCATCACCCTTTTTGGTCTTAGCGCCCTTATGCTCAGGCTTGGACCTCATTTGAGGATCATCTGGGTCTTTATAATCAGACATTTATATCCTTTGGTTAGTTTACAAAGTTTTGAATAGGGAGGGCGAGTCTCTTGCACGACTCCGGGATCACCAGGCTTCCAGAATTACAGCAGAATTGAACTGCTCCCTCTATGTGACCCTACCTTTTTCAGTCAAGCACTGAGATAGTCAATTGTGTAGCCACGCAGGACTGCACTCTCAACACTCTAAAGCTGGTTAGGCATATAGAGCAAGGTTACCACCCTTGTACCTCTCTGTGCCCCAGGAAAGAGTCGAACTTTCATGCTACTGCTTTACAGGCAGCGCCACATACCCATGCTCTGAGGCTTACACCAGATAGGCTCTGGCTGGCCTTGTTACTATAGACTAGCAGTTGTTATCTTGCCTGTCAAGTACTTACTTGCGCTTTGCAGTGACAGGCTTAGGAGCTACAGGCTTAACTTTGATAATCTTAGGTGCAGGCTTAGCAGGAACAGCCTTAGGTGCAGAATTAACTTTAGCCTTTTCAGCCTTCTTGGGCTTCTTAGCCTTCTTGTGAGAACCGCCAGATTCCTCACCCTCCTCCTCATCCTGGAGCTGCACTCCTACAGGAGGCTCCCAGTTATCAGGAGAGTGAGATACCTGACCCTGCTGAACCCAACTGTACCAAATCCACTGGTTGCTATCGTCCAGGTAGCCGCAATCAGAGTCATGCTCGATCTGATCGCCCTTATCACACTCAAGGTCATAGTTGGAGTTAGACTTATCACCACAACCTGTCAGAGTACCGGCCATCATAGCAGCACCCAAAGTGATTGCAGCCAGCTTACGGAAGTTCATAGATATCCTTCAACTAGAGTTTGTCTTGCTGATGTGAACTAGCTTAGCGGACCTAAGCCCTACTGTCAACTGTGAGGTGGGACAGGTTTGTTAGGGTGTCCACCGATCTTGGCAATACTCTTGTGGCAGCGAGGGCATTGGGTCTGCTTATGTGTCTTAACCCATGATTTCCCTGAACCTGGGCACATCTTACTTCAACCCCTTTTAATCTGTCAAGCCAGCACGATAACTGAGAAGCTGGCTAATAGTAGCGATAGCTAGAGTATCATCATCCTTCAAAAGAATAGGAGCTTTATATAGCTTAGTGTCCTCACCTAGCATGAATCTACATTCTTTCTGCGGATGAGCCTTAAGCATTTCTGCTAGATGATAGCAGTTAACTACAATAGTTCTAGGCTTACCAGACCACTTACAAGCAATTACATGATTAGCTGAATTAGTTTCACCCTTGGCAGTAATACGCATTTGGTTGTTTTCAATAACCATACCGATAGCGCTTGTTACTGAATCCAGAGCAAACCTCACCTGCTTAATAGCAGTAATAAGTTCCTGCCTATCCACTAATAGCTCCTGGTCATTACTGAGAGCAGGACGTAGCCATAGCTGCTCTACGTTTGGGTAGACATTAGTAAGCTTATTGATATAGAGAATTGTAGTACCCACCCTGAAGATTAGCTTACCGGGAATACCTGCAATCTCACCGATCTCTAATGTCTCAATATCAGTACTTCCAAGTACCTTCAGGATTACTGCAATACTATCAGATGGAAGTTGCATAGATAGATTGAAACCATCAATCCTAGTCTGTTGGAATCGTGAACCATCGCAGGCAGTGAATTTACCACCTTTGATATTGATTACCTTCATACTGGCTTGTCCAGAGAAGTCTTTCCCAGGAAGCGCATACTTAACAGCAGTAATAGCGTTAAGAAACCTCTGCCTATCAACCTCATGGAATGTAACATCATTAAGGTTAGACATCTTAGGAAAGTCTCGACCAGATGCCATAGCTACCTCAGCACTAAAGCTACCAGATACAATAACTGCACCTGATAAAGTGACTTCAATGAATACAGTACTTCCTACAGTAGTTTCTTTAATGATAGTAAGCAATGTTCTTGCAGGAAACACATCTACTCCTGCAACTTTAGTATTTACCTGAGTAGTAGATACTACCATAGAGACAGTTTCAGAGCTTGCAATTACCTTTAACTCATCTTCACTTACATGAAATTGAAAATTAGTAAGTACAGGAACCATATCTCTTGATGGTACTACAGAGATTGCTCTCTCAAGTAAAGAGAGCAATACCTCTCGCTGAACTTCAAAGCACGTACCAGATACTTCTGTAGCTGTTAGAGAGTTAGTATGTGCTGACCTAACCTCTATTGCTGGCGTAACTGACTCTTCCTTTTCAAGCCAGCCTAAGATATCTAGATCAACTGACATTCCCAAACTCCTAAAGGTTCATAGCATCTAATTTGTGTTCGGCCTCATCAATTAACTCCTGAGCCCTGGCTTGGATCTTCGCTAGTGTAGCACGAGCATCAGCTAAGTTGTCAATCCCAAAGTCATCCTTGAGTACCTGCATAGCCTGCTCTAATTGCCTCTCAGCAGATTCTTTCGTAGCCTCTGCTCTGTACTTAGCTGACATAAATTCTTGGCTACGTGCTTTTAATCGTTCAATAGCTGAGTCAATATCTTCCATTAGTACCTCTTTTTAATGACTTTAGTAGTTTTGCACGTATCACAATAGCCAAGTTCTCCTGGCTCTGCCACATGAATAACTACTGCCTTATTATGTCCACAACTAAGTACTACTAGAACTCTTTTCTGCGCCATTAAAATAGTTTCCTTTGGAATTTAGCGCACTTATGTGCAACTTCACAGAATGAGCATCCTGCATTATCAGGTTTTGGGTCGAAGTTGCCATCCCATACATCACGCATCATCATATTAATGCGTCCCCACATTTCAGCTCTATGTGAACTGTCAAAGTAAAATTCCTTAACCTGCTCATCGCAGAGAGGTTGAATAAGCCCAGCCTTAATAGGAGGCTCACCGAACATACTCAGAATTACCAAGTCATAGAATACTAACTGACCTACTGTCTTTTTCCAGTAATCATTATCAGCAGTAGTCTTAAGATCCCAAATAATGAATTTGCCATTATTATCTCTTACCAGAAGGTCAAACTCTCCACGGAGAATGATCTCTTCTACCTGACCAGTTTTAGGATTCTGAATCTTAACAGGGACACTGAACCACTTAGCAGGCTCATAATCAAATGGTAATACGCGAGCCCTTAGAATAGGCTCTAGTAATAAGGTAGCTGCCTTACAGGCTGTGTGAATAGTCTTTTTATCATTCTTATTGCGCCACTTGATAGTATCCTGCTCTTGAGCCTTAGCGATAGCTTTATCGAAATGCTCATCTACTAGGTCTACCATACTACCTACAGGATTATCTAGCCAAGTCTTTTGAATGGAGTCAACAACATTACCCGCAAGGAAGTTTCTTACATCTCTTCCCTTAACTCCATAACCTTCGCTGATAAGATGTTGCTTCTGCTTACAAAGCTCATGGCGCTGTAGAGCACTCCATGATAGCTTATAACGTTCATCTTTAGTCATGTGGAACTCATCTCAAAATAGTCGTAGATCAAGTATAGCACAGCTTATCCTTGCAGCTCAAGGCGCCTTTTATGGTAGCTGTTCAGCTTATGTCCCTGACTATAAATGTAGGCATTACGTTCCTCTAGAAAAGGAAAATAGAGCGGACACAATGAGCAACAAAAGAAATACCATTTGTAGTCATAATCAAAGATTACTCTCATGTAGTCCACTCTAATCACCTTACTCTGACGTTAGCAATTCCTCTACTACAGCTTCAAACTCTTTACCTAGTTTGAGAGCCCTTACCTTATCCATAACGGATTCAATAGAGGTAACTTCAATAGTAGATTGCCCAACTGATGCCAAGAAATCATCTAGTTTAGCTTGAGTTGCTTTAACCTCAGTTATTTCTTTTATTCTAAATACCTGCTCTGCTGGCTTAGCCTCAAGTGCAACAAACTCAAATGCACCCGTAACAGAATCCCAGATGGTAACTCCGACAGGTCTAGTGAGGTTTGATTCTGTCAGACTACCTCTTGAGAGTGCTCCATAATTAGCGAACCTGACCCCATTAACAACGTACTGACCATGCCAGTCGTGAATGTGTCCATAGCACACCTGCACATTTGATTTTCCAGATGGGTTAACCATCTTAGCAAACTTACCTGTTGCATAGTGCTCGTAAGCTGGATTACTACCCTCTGGAAAGAATGGTGCATGAGTAACAATAAGTTGTGGAGTATCTGATGGCTCAAATTCTTTTAGGGCATCCTTTACAGCCCTATCAGCTACAGTATGCTCCGCATCCCAGAATTGCTGCCAAGGTACACCATAAACAGGTAGGAAGTTATTCAATCCTCTTGGTAACTTTAGGTAGCCCTCAGCTCTAGTTACTGCTCCTGATGAGAACATAACCCCAAGAGGTTGCCCCTCATCGAGACTTGCAAGCCTATCATTGGTAAGGTCATGATTCCCGGGTACAGCAAATACAGGACAAGGACTAGACCTAGCCCACTTCATTGCCCTGATAACCAATTCATGAGAGTTACGACTAGGAGACTTGATATGGAAGAAATCTCCTAGTTGAATAATAGCCTCGCAATTGAATAATTCAGCAACTTCATTGATTTGGTACAGTAAATCAAATAAGTCATCCGTGTATGCACTTGTGCAACTTGACGGATGACTATTTGAATTGGTTAAATGCAGATCATTTATCAGTAAGATTTTCAGCGTACTTCTCCTTTATTGCTTTAACCTCGTCCTCACTCATGAAAGCTGCTTGATTTCCTATATAAGTATCATCCTCAGGATATCCCTCAAGTACTCGGTACAGGAAGTCCCTATACCAAATCGACTTCATAAGCAGGCTATAAACCTCGCTACGATTTAGTACAGCATTATCATAGATTCTTTGAAGATAAGTTGCTGATTCGGCATAGGCTGCATAATCCTTTGACAGGTCCATGAAGATAGCATACTTCAGATCCTCATCGTTTCTATTTGTTTCAATAATCTTTGAATAGTTAGTCATAGTAGTGACACAACCTTTACAATATCCTCGATCTCAAGTCCTGTCATAGCTATAAGCATATCTGCTTTTTGTAGCCATCGCTGATGAGTAAATTCTGTCCAAGTACTTTCTCTATTGACCTCATAAAACCAACCACAATACTCAGTATGATCTTGATGACATTGTGTAGTATGCAAAATAGTAGCAAGCTGAAAGTTATCCATGGCCTGATTCTACCACTACCTACCTAGATCCTCAAGCCTCTTGAGGCGGGCTAGGATTTCATCGATTTTATCATCATTCTTAGCACCTTCCCAAGCAGAGATATGTGCACCTACATTAGCATAAATTGAGATCATGAGAATCCAAAGAATTGATTCAGACCAGAACAACACTGTAGGAATAGCTAAACATATCCATACTAGGGCTAAAGTAATGTGAATTGTAGTATCTGGAATACGAGAAAAGAGGCCCTTCACAATAGCAATCATGAAAGGGCCTCTTAACTGTAGGAGAATTAACTACCTAGTGTATCGACAATATACCTAGCCCAACGTGTAGCATGAGGATCACGATCATAAGGTGTATCATTTACCCATAATTTCATTTCTTGCCTAAAAGCTTTAATGTTAGGAAAGATATGCTTGATTTTCAGAGTAGGCCAGAACTGTATAAACTCGTGCTCATCCATCCTACCACGAATATCCACAAACTTACCGTTAGGATGAACCACAAAGAAATGACCAAACAAATCAACATTCCCAGGAGGTAGATCACTAAGTTGACCAATAGGCCAACCTGTCAGTTTCCAAATCTCATAAGCTAGAGCATTACATTGACCTTTTGTGAAGTAGTGAACAGTCTTCCTATCAGAGGTAAAGACTACATCACGTGTCTCAGGCCAGTTGAGCGTCATTGTCATGATCGAAGCTTAACACGAATGCATCGATCTTGTCAAAGTCCTCAGGGCGTAGACCTCTGGATGGATTTGGGGCTATCAGTAGGCTTCTACCATCTTGGGTGAGTTTATTGTAGAGATCACCACTAGTTGGTATAGCTACATCGTCAGCCCAGATCAACTTAGCTTGAGGGTAGGCAAGTACATTCAATGCTGCCTGCTGCTTGTCCTCCACAGACATAGCCCTAGAACCCGCTGAGAGCAAATGTGGGAGCCCAAATAATCTCTCTAGCCCATCAGTGTGCCCAACCCAAGTAGTGGCCCAGATAACCTCTAAATCAGGTCTTCTGTTAAGCTCTGCTATCCTATCTATTACCTTAGGTTCCCATCGCATAGTCCAGCTTACACCTTCAGCATGAGCAAACCCTCTTTTAGGTGCCCTTGACCATCCAGCTTTACTAGCGTTAAGAACTCCATCCACATCTAGTAGTAACGTAAACATCATATCTCCTAATAAAAAAATCCCCACTCACTTTCATAGTGAGTGGGGTATTACTTAATGCCCATTAGGACATCTGTTAGTCTTGGATTTTTCTGTGTCCCATGCCGCATTGCATTTCGGACAGATTTTAATTGCCATAAGTTTTACCTACAACCTAGTGGACAACTGCTCCCATTATATAACCTACCACATTTAAGGCAGATATTCTGTCCTCGTACATAAATTATCAAGGGTGATCGAGGGGAATTGAACCCCCGTATTCCGAGTCACAGTCGGACGCTCTACCATTGAGCTACGAACACCATTGCAGAGGTTTTTGCTGACAGGATTGCATAACAGCTTGCGCCTCACCTCTGCTTAACCTGTTGTTATAACGTCGCAAGGCCGGGATTCGAACCCGAACCTGAGCCTTCCAAAGGCCCCCGTCTACCAAGTTAACGTACCTCGCGTTATGACCTTAGCTCGGGTAGGTACTCCCCTTTGGTCTGCTTCAGCGTCCTCGTTACATGTACCTATCGTAAATTAAATCTTAACCTTCGCCATCACTTAGTGGCACAAAGTCTTTATCGCCTACCATAATCATATCGAAATTAGTACCGCGCCAACGAATATGGTATTTCTTCTTAAACCCGCCTTCAATTTTAGTAATTGTACCTCGGGTATTGGGCCTAAGGTGGGTTGTGTGAAAAGAAATCCTCTTACGGAGTCGAACTTCATCGCCTTCATCATACTTTGCCATGTCGAATGCCTGAGAATCGAACTCAGTTTATCTTGCTCCCAAAGCAAGCGGATTACCATCTTCCTCGCACTCGTTAACACCCCGCGAATTTATACTCAAGGCATAAACTCCGAATGTACTCATCCAAATGAGGCTGGTCCGTTTGATTACCCTATTGCTAGTACAGCTTCAGGTCTCAGACTATTATGAACCAATGTCCTGTCTTTAGGACTGCAAGCTGTGCTACCATTACACTAAGTACCGGGAGATTTGACTTCCCAGCTCGGGTACTGACCCCGCTCTTGCTCGTAACTACGATCTTACATTACCTGGCAAGTTCTGTCAAGTCGCTTTAGCGATAAAACCAAGGAACCTGCTTGAGTAATTCATTTACCTTAGCATTAAGTTCACGATACTTAGGTGTTTCAACACTACCCTTAGGCAACCCAGCACAATAATCATTTAGCTTTTTGCGAGCTGCCTTAAGGGCCTTAACTTTATCATTTGCCATTTAGCACTTCCCTGGTTTATGTAGAGCAATACATTTACGACAGTTTACCTCTTCAATACCGTCAATGTATCGCAAACATATATCACCATCAGCAAATATAGCTGAACGGAAAAGCCCACACTTGGATTTATGCTTTGTACCGAATTTTCCGCCATGTATAATTCTCATTAGCGAACCTTTGCGCTACAGAAACAAATGCAGGGTTTCTTTTCTGTACGTGAAATACAAGCTTCACGTGGATGGGTATCATTAGTACAAGGCCAGCAAACTGTAACCTTTTCCTTTTTCTTCTTTTTAAATCCCATGCGTGAGTGCGGCGCTACGAATATCCGCTTCTGCTACTCTCTTTCGCCTACTAGGTTCGGGCCTGCCTGTAACGGCCAGCCCTACTACGATCAGCTCCGATTTCGCTATGTTACTATACACTAACTCACTCATCAGGGTAATTACTCCTGATGCAACATAAGGTTGATCAGACCTTAATGCGTGGACTGAGAGGGATTCGAACCCTGCCTACACGTGATTGCTCCTAGCATCTAAAATAATTCTGACAGATTGTACTGTAGCTATCAGCGTCTAGCAGAATCAAATAGAAGCGTTGTCAGCCCAAGTTCTGAAGAATGGTAGTATTGGCTCGCTTACTACCCATCCTTATCCCTTAACTTAGAATCGATAAGCGAGTGTTAATTCTAAGCTTACAGAGTGGACATTAGCCGTATCGAACGGCTCAGGACGTTCCCCTATGAAAGCAGGAGCCCTGCCGACCTTAGATGCCCATGTGCTGGTTCAAACATTGTTTTCGCAATGGAGGAAGGTTGTACCAGCAACTCCGTCCCTGTTAGCTCTAGCCTAACACCTCGCTAGTGGGCTGTCAAGTAGCGGGCTCAGCTCCACATAGCATGTTCTGACATCTAATACCTTCCCAATCTCCACCATCATGTATCCACCCGGTAGATGAATAGTCAGCCTTGACTATTAGATGCCCGCAGTTCTTACAGCTTTTCTTTCGTTTATTTATTTTATCCCAGTACTTAGCGTCAAACTTATCCATAGATATCAAACTCGTTTTCATATAGGAATGTTTCTGTAGCTATTCCAGCAGCTTTAGCTAGGTCTCTACAACTAGTAGCGCCCTTGGACTTGTTCCTGATGAAAGCGAGACATATATCTGGGTTAGTATTAACCATAAGTTTATTACGTCTAAACCCTGCGCTTTTACCGAAGCTAGCCCAATTAGCATCATGCCTTTCGACATTCACACGCATTACTTGAGTAGCAAAGTTATCTGCTATAGCATCTGCACCACGAGGACAGTTACCATGTACGATAGTTAACCAATCAATCGGACCTTTCTCAAGCCCTGGATGATCCTTGATCCAATCTATCACAGCTTCAACGATTCTACCAGAAACACTTTCATATAGGTCCCAGTCTCGGGAGCCTGTTATCAGTAACCTCATGTACCACACCTTAGACATGCATACTCTACTAGATCGCCACAATCAACACATAGAGCTTTTTCGCATACAGGGCAGTTACCTTTAGCATCTAAATATCTAACTCCGCAAGGGCGCTCTTTATAAGCTCCGCATAGAGTTAGCTTAGGGCTACACAGGCAAACAATATGGCAGAATGAAACATTGTCATCTGTAATTTGTGGCTTATCTAATACTGCACCTTGCATTATAGATCACCTAATACCCATAAAATAATTAAGGTGCCCAACCCAATTACTATGAGCGAGACACCTATACCGACAATCATACTTAAATATCAAATTCCCCAGCTTTAACGCCTGCAATAAAAGCTTTCCACTCATCTTCAGTGAAAAGTACTTTAACATCAGGAGCGAGGTTGTTTCGAACAGCAATCCAAATAGGATTAGTTTCCAAAACAGTTACCTCAACACAGGCGTTAGTACCGCAGTAGCTTGATTTTACCCAAGTTGTATTCAACTATGACCTCTCAATAAGCCACTTAGCAGCCAAAGTTATCAGAATAGCTACTCCGATAGCTATTGGAATCGAAATTATAAATTCCCACATGTAGAGCGAATGGGATTCGAACCCACATTTTCCAGATTGAAAGTCTGGCATCCTAAACCATTAGACGACCGCTCCAGGCTGGCAAGAAAAATACTTTTATTGTTACGTCTGCCATTCGCAACCGCTAGATGTTGCGCAGAGTACTCCGTACGGGATTCGAACCCGTATTCTCTTCCTTGAGAGGGAAGCGAGATAAACCATTACTCTAACGGAGCATGTTGTAAGCGACTCTGTTTCCAGCTTTCGGGTGTCCGTCGCTTACAAGTACTACCTTACCTTAAAACTTTACCCCTGTCAAGCTCAGTAATCTGAAGAACTTGAACTAGATCCTGAATCTGAACTGCTTGAGCTAGATGATCCGCTATCTGAACTGTAGCTTGAAGAGTTACCTGAATCAGATGATCCACTAGAGTAGTTAGATCCTGAATCAGAGCTGCTTGAAGAAGGTGCCTCATATGAGCTACTACGATCAGGCTCAGAGTAACCTGAATCAGAACCCCAGTAACCAAAGTCAGCAGGCTCAGATACGGCTACATAATCATCTGAGGGGGAGTCATCATACTTCTTACGAGGCTTCTCTACAACAGGCTTAGTACGGGTTACAGGCTTGCGAGGCTCAGTAACGATATTACGGGAGGTATAAGCACTACCGGTATAGGTGTGAGGCTGTGAATACACAGATGCCTGCACCTTGTTAGGCTTACGACTCTTAGACTTAACTACCTTGTATACTACAAAGGCAATAATAGCAAGAGCTAGGATTACTAGAAGAAACTTCATGATTCTCACATTCCGTGAAGGTTGTCTTACTTACTGACATTATCCTAGCAGACTTGCTCTAGCGATGCAAGCCTAGAGTTTCACGCTTCATCTCTTCAGTCATAATGCATTTAAGATCCTTGAATACCCAATTAGGTACCTTAACTCCATAGCAGACATCACCATCATAGTTAAGTGCCTCTACCCTGACCTTAATATGACCTTCAAGTAGGCCATCAGAATCCTTGAAGGCGTGAAGAGCATAAAGCTTAGCCATCACAGTAGGAATCTCATCATAGTAGACTCTATACCATGAGCCTCTATTCTGCCAGATAGTACCTAAGCCATAAAAGTCAGTAAAGAATGCCAGCACTAAAGCAATTAGGGCTGTAATCCAAATCCAATCAGGCACAGTCGTAGAACCTACTTCCACCTGATGCTGCATTAAGAATGCGCTCTACAGTTGCAAAAATAGGCTTAGGTAGATTATAGATTGAATGCCACTTCCAGCTCTCTACCTTATCGGGCTCCATAACTTCAGGAACACCACCATCATAATAAGCTACCATACCAATATCGATATAGTGCTTGGGATAGTACTCGATGAGGTTGATTACTGAAACAACATGAAGACCACTGTACTTTACACTAGAGCCAAGTTCCTCTTCAAGCTCACGCTCAGCACAAGCCTGGAAACTTTCATTAAATTCAAGGTGTCCCCCAGGAAGAGCCCACTGGCCTTCACCATGAGATCCCTTACGCTTACCCAGAAGAATACGATCCTCTCGGTCGATAAGTGCTACACCTACGCCAACCTTAGTAATGTTATCTGTCATGCTCTCATCCTAGTAGAGTCACACAAGTCTGTCAAGTAGAAAACCCACACCATCTGGTGTGGGTTTATCAATTATCCTTCGAACTTATATTTCTTGAAGGGTGAATTTGAAGGCAACTTATCAAAAGCCTTGCGGGCCTTTTTTCTGTTATCTGTAGATGGCATACGAGCTGATGCCTCTGCTGCCCTTACAAATTCTTTCTCTTCTTTAGTTGTAGGCTCATGATCTGTTGGCATTTAATTCTCCTAGAGTAATGGGTACCTGTAGTGGGACTCGAACCCACACTGAACGGATTTTAAGTCCGCATCCTCTAACCGATTGGGATACACAGGCTTGATTGGCACTGTGTTAGCGCCAACGTTTATCATAAAGTGAAATCGATGTGCCTTGTTTTACATTTGCAACTAGTGCAACCATTTTTGTCATGCTGACTACGCCCGTGGCCACAAGGCGGTGGACAGATTTTCTCTTTACGAGGGTAATCTAGTCTACCTTTGTCAGGCTTTTTAGGCTTAGTCATTAGCTCTTGCCGCCTCTTAGATAATTTTCATACGCTGCAATAGCATTTTTTAAATTATCTCTAAGCTTCTTAGGGACAGGAACTCCACGTTCCTTCTCTTCTTCTTTTGCTCTCATTAAAGCATCATTTGCTTTAACTACACTACGAGAATAAGCTTTTAACTTATCATCCATTACGATTCATATTCCTTAATGGCATCTCTAAGTTCTTTAAGTACACTATCAGGTACTTGTTTCCCTTTCAGCCTTTTTTCTTTCCTAGCTTTTGCTACAGCAGCATCAGCGTCTTGCACTCTTTTCAGAGTATTAGCATTTTTGGGCAAAATAATTCTTTCTATTTTCAAAAATGATATGGTTGAGGAACCGACGATCAGGCGTCAGACTTCTGTCCCGTAAGGGCAGTGTTCTGTCTACTCTTAAACTATTCCCCAAGTACCGATGAAAGGATTCGAACCTTCAACATCCTGATTCTAAGTCAGGCACCTCTAGCCATTTGGGTCACATCGGCATAGCCCCGAAGGGCTTACTATTAATAATTAAACTTCTTCTCTATCAACTTCGATAGTTACGTTAAGAACCTTGCCCTCACGTACCCAAACTGGCTGCTCTCCCTGTCCACCAGCAGTGAACTTAAGGGTAGTATCGCCATCCTTAGCAGTGATTGCGCTCTGCCAATGGCCCTCATCAGCAGGCTTTGGCTTTACAGTAGCTACTGTAACATCTCGCATGAACATTGTCTAGCTCCCATCGATATACCTGAATACGAACATCTAGTATATCGGCTGACTAGCCATTCTTGTTGATAGCAGCAAGGACAGCTTTAGCATCTTGAAGTTCTTTCCTCAGAGCCTTTAGCTTCTTTGCATCTTTAGTAGTTAGCTTTTCAACAGCGATCTTATTCATAATACGTTCAATAACACGTTCGGCATCAGTTCTAGTTGTAATCTTAGCCAATTGAATTACTCCTATGTCAGTTAAATACAGGGGTATGAGATGCGACCTCATACCCCTAAGTGCTCGTAACAGGAGTCGAACCTGCATACCTCTCGGCGTCACGTTCTAAGCGTGATGTGTATTCCGTTCCACCATACGAGCATGAAACCTATTTAAAATGATTCCTTACCTCTGCTACCTGAGTATTAAGATTTGCTACGGTAACAGTTAATTCTGATAGCTTAGCTACCGCCTTGTTCAACTCTACCAGACTAGCGGCCACCTTAGCAACCTCAGTAGATAACTTACTGATAGCTAAAAGATCCTCATCTACATAAGGCCAAGGGTGCTGTACACCTAGTCTAGCATCTGGTAGGTACTGCTCGTAAGGGGCAACACCACTTGCGTTTTTGGTGAATACAGACCAAGAAGTGAAGGTACGCCCTGCACCCTTGAAGATTTCATATGCTGCGGCAGTATTTACTACAGGATCTCTCCATCTACCACCAGCAGCCTGAATCTTAGGATATTGCCAACGCCCTGAGAGCTGAAAGATTCCATGATCTCTCTGCCCAATACTAGCAGGATCACTAGTAATAGGTGCAGTAGTACGAGAAATGGATTCTGTGTCTGCACTAGATTCGGCAAAAGCTACCGCCACAGCAACAACAGCCTCGGTATCTGTTGTACCGGGTACAATTGTAGTTTTACTGAAGCCAGCCTTAATAACAAGGTCAGCAATTTCATGTGGTGATAGCTTCATAATTAGTCCTTAATTCAGAGAGCACCGGTTGCAAGAATCGAACTCGCACAGACGCGGGTTTGGAAGCCGCCGCACTACCATTATACTAAACCGGCATTAATTCGGAGATTCAATAAGGAGGGTTGCGATCCCTCATATCATACTTACTTGCACTCCTAGGTTTGGTCAAGCCGCGCAAAGGACTTACGCTAGTCTCATCTGAACCCTAACAGATGACTCTGTCAAAATCAACAGACACCAAGTGTTCCAGGGGAAGCTCATGCTTCTCGTATACCCGCTCGCCTCGACGAGACCCCTTGGATTACTATGATTCTAGTAGCTTGCATCAGAGGCTATCTAAAATCTTACGTGGCGGATACCTGAGTCGAACAGGTGATTTCAAGCTCATGACGCTTGCGAGATACCACTTCTCCAATCCGCTAGTACCGAGTGATGGTAACGATCCATCTTCTATGCCTTATGAGAGCATCGTTCTACCTTTAAACTAACCCGGCCTGCTCCTACCAGCTTAGCAGAGCAGTTAAACCTTGTCAACTACTTTGCCTTGTAGAATCCGCTGTTAGGATCTGAAATATGAGATTTATGAATCCACTTACCACTTGCAATTCTTACAAGTTTATTAAGTGGTGTGGGTTTATGTCCACATGCTGCACAGTTAGCAGGTGCCTTCTTATCCGTCTTCATACCAGCAAGTCTACAACAGGCTTATTGGTTGAGTCAAGCTTAGGCATTCCACCATACTGATCAGGATCAACGCCTGTCATTAATGCTATAGCAGATTCACTACTCCCGTCAAGGCGCTCAAGATGAACTTGTACCATGGAGTAGTAAGGTCCACAATAATCAGATAGACTCTCGCTTGAGTCGCTTTCTATCATACTTCTTCCTATTCTTATGCTTAGAAGATGCGTTAGAGCGGCGAAGTTCTAGGAGCTGACGTAGTTCCTCAGCATCCATCTTGCGCTTATAAGTTTGCATGTCAGCTCCCTTCATGACTTCAATCTATCAGAGTAGGTCTGAGGTGTCAAGCGTCGTAGTAATTATCGTTTCTAATATTTACATCGACTACAGAAATCAACTCTTGAGCACGAACCTTAAAGCCCTCTAGCTCTGATCTCTTATACAGGCTGGCATTTTCAGTAATGTCTTTAATAACAAAGATTAGCTCGCTCATTAATTGAGCTACATAAGGTGTTGTGGATTCACTCATCATCCTGCCATTCTACTACGGTCTTACCGCCATGACCGTGAATAATAATTACATCAGCAATACTTTTATAGAAACAGACAGAACTGGTAGATGTCATCCACCTCATAGCGCAGGAACCATCAGTAAACTGAACACCTTCAGTTACTATACCTACTCCTGAGATTCCTGTCTCATCATCTAATCTACGGAGGTTGAATCTACGCAAGGTTCCTCTTCTTTCTTAGTATATTTATTAAACAGTTCTTGAAGCTCTTCATAAAGTTTCTGAACTTTATCCTTATCTTCATCAGATAAGTTATCCCAATCTAGTACACCATCATCATTAGGCATTTCTTGCCCTCATAACTACAATAAGCCATTCATCAGGATTATCCTGCTGTAGAAATACTAATTCCTCTACTGACAGATCCCTGGCTTCGAAATCATAATTAGCAGCTTCAGCCATACGCATAACCATCTCAGTACAATCTGATGTAATAACTGCTTTAACTACTGCTACATCATCACTGAGGCAAGCCCAGATTTCACCACAAGCAAATCCCCTTGCAAATTCTGGGTCCTCAGAGTCAAATACCAAGAGGAATTCCTCAGAATCCATACTCTTTTTGATTCCTCTATTATCCTTGGATCTCATTAGATTCCGCCAATCTAATACCGTAATCTTGATATTTCTTAACAACCATCCAGTGCATCTTATGCGTTACGCCTTCAGAAATCTCTGAGACCTTAATAAGTTCTACCAGCTCTGTAAGAAACATCGGATAGCATAAGCCAGTATCCACATCTTTAAACCTGACTGCACTAGGCGCTAACCAACCATCCAATTTTAGCTTAGCGAGGAATGGAGTATTAGCTCTCCACTCTTCAGGTACTGCCCAGCGATGAACAGACTTCATCAAATCGCCAGCTTCATTGTAAGGAACTTTGAAATTACCCTTTGGCATTCTACTTAACCTCTTGGTGACATAGTGGGCATTGCCCTGCATTAGTTAATAGTTTGTGTAGTTCGGTTTCGATATCTGATATGGCATGATCTAGAGTATTTATTTGATCGACTAACTCTTGAATCTTCTTTGTAGCTAGGATAGCAGACTTTAGGGCAGCTTTAAAGCCTCTGAGTTGATCCTGCACCTCTACTAGCTCAGACATACTAGGAGGCTCTGGAATTATTCTAACCTTGCTGAGGGCATCTGAGGCTTGTTGTGCCCTATCTACAGAGCTAGCTAGGTTGAGTTGCCAAGCATTGATATCTGAAAGTTCCTCCCAGATATCCTCTACCTCAGTCATCGTGCTAGCCTGAGCTTTAATATCTGTATATTCAACAATCTGCTTCATTACTGCTTCCTGGTCCTTCTTACGCAGGTTCAGTAATGTAGATGCTGCCTTTGCTTTCTTACTAGCTTTACTAACTGCTGCAAAGATAGTAGAGACATTTGTCAATTCCCCTAGAATCCTTGCAGCATTGCTAGATGTCTCAGTCAATAGATAAGGTGCATCATGTTGACTAGCGAAACTTATCGACTTTACTTCTTTTGTGCTCGGCGGGATACCAAGAACTTCTGTAACTTGGGAAGGTACTTGACGATTAAGCTTAGTAAAGCTGGATTCTTTGCTACCAATCTCAGTAATCTTGTAAACACTAGATCCTCCTACGCTTCTTTCAATAGTTACTGTAGCATTATCTGTGGTAACCGCTACAGATGCATGTTTAGTTCCTTGCATTATATTATCGGAGTTCAATGAATTACTAGCGATGGCCTCGATAGCTCTGATTAAAGCTGACTTTCCACTACTAGATGCACCGACAATTACAGTAAACTTTCCCAGTTCAATTTCTACATCTTGTAGACTCTGGAAATTCTTACATGATATAGAGTGAATCACTAATCCTCCATACGCTAAGAGCCACCGAACCCTGTTCAGGCTGGTGGCTCTAGTATAGCATCATTTTGCTATGATGTAACCCTTGCCCTCGCAAGGTCCACAATCTACAGCAACAAATTTATCAGAAGACTTAATAAACTTAACGTCTTTAAGTTTAGCCCTTGGAACTAAAATCTTTCCATCTTTACATGCTAAGCACGTAACTCTGGAACCCTTTAAGGGTTTAGGATACTTACTACTCATTTAATTCCTCAGACTACGAAGTATCGTTTACCCTTACAGCCCTTGCAAGTATCTTTAACTGCAAGTTCACCTGTCTTCTTGTTAGCAGGTCTGACAAGAACAATACCCTTACCTTTACAGCCAGCACAAGTGATTTTATCACCCTTTTTAACTGTAGGGTATTTATCTTTCTTAACTCGCTGAACTGCATTTGCAGTGTTTACGCCAGGACGCTTGACCCTAGCAATAATATCATAGCAATCCTTACATCGTAGATTATCTTGCGCATCTACAAACATGTTAAGGCCGTGCTTTTTACACTCCATTATTTTTAGGTTTTCCCTTAATATGATTTGGAGTTAGGGCTCTACCACAGTGATAACATCGAGTAATACCCTTAGTAATAATTATTCTTTCGCCATGTTGTTCACATTTTTTAGGCACGTGCCCCAGGAGGGATTCGAACCCCCAACCTGACGGGTAGAAACCGCCTGCTCTATCCATTGAGCTACTGAGGCATTAGTTAACAGGGTGCCAGCCCTGCTTTTACCATTACGGTCCCCAAGGTCTCCCGACCCTGAATAACGAATGCTGGCACATAAGTTTTTGGCCAACCGTACTTGCTAGTTCCATACATACGGGAAGTATACTAGCACCCCACCTGCGTGATCCATGTAGGATTTGAACCTACGCACTTCGGATTAAAAGTCCGCTGCTCTATACCAGACTGAGCTAATGGATCATTAAATGAAATTGTTGGGAAAGGCTATGCCCTTTATTCCAAGGGGATGTCTATGCCCATACAATTTCAAGTGGTTCATCTCGGATTCGAACCGAGGATCTTCGGATTAAGAGGCCGCTGCTTTAGCCAGGCTAAGCTAATGAACCATACATGATTTATCCATCACCAACTTAGGGTGGCACCCGCTTTATAATGGATTCGTTCACAGACGAGGTGGTGGATCGAGTGGGATTCGAACCCACGACCAATGGATTAAGAGTCCACTGCTCTATACCGCTGAGCTACCGATCCATAATTGCCTTTCAAGTACCCGGTGACAGAATCGAACTGCCGTCTGCACGGTGTAAACGTGCGGCCCTCCCATTAGACGAACCGGGCTTGGTGCCGTGGAAATTTTCAGATCAGCAAGAGCTTAAGTTAACTGACCCTATATTCTAGACCGCATTATCGTTACCCACAGCTATAACAATCTAGAAGCTTAGCATAAATCGTAACACGGACTCCCACCGTTAGTCTAGCACACTTTCCCAGATCCAAGATTTATGTATGTTAGAGTACATCTAGCACATTAGCATTTAATTAGCGCCCACATGGACAAGTAACTTACTGTGTACTCTAAATCTGTAAGAGTAAAGTGAAAGGAATTGAACCTTTCCAGCGGGTGCCCCCAATTTGGCTTAGCCTTAGTACCATACCTAAGCAGGAATCGAACCTGTTACTGCCATTTACTTCACTCTTTACGTGGAACCGGACGGATTCGAACCGTCATCCTCCTGATTGCAAAACAGGCGCTCTACCGTTGGAGCTACGATCCCATAATGTAAGTGGGCCGTCACCGCCAGGTGTCTGAGCTATGTACTCAGGAACATCACTTACATCTACTACCTTACACCATGTCTTACAGGCTGTCAAGTACTTATTTAGTCCTCGTCAGCCATGTTGTCATCCCAGCACTTACTGTCAACACCCGTAATCAGAAGTTCACGAGTATCAGCGGATAGCCCAGGAAAGGCAACCTGCACAAACTCACCTGATTTCCACTTGTTAAAGCCATCCTCAGGTAGGTCGATCTTCTTCGACTTACCACAGAACATACACTTCTTAGTGGTGTAGCTTACTGTCTTGGTCATGTAAGTAGCTTATCCTACTCTGTCAGATTCGTCAAGTACTACAGGAGAGTACAGAAACCATCTTTACTCTTGTGACCAGGGCAACCTTGTGCCTTGCATCGATACTTGCCCTTGCGGTGTGCTCCACCCTTGGGCTCTTCCCTCTTATCTTTTGCCATGAGATGAGCTTACTCTACTGTGGAGCCTTCGTCAACGGGGTAGACATCATAAATCTTGAAGTTCTCATGAACCTTGCTAGCGGTAGGGCCGCTCTGGTTTTGGTAGTGCGAGCCAGCAAATCTAGATCCATAAAGAATAGTAGATGGCTGAGGTAGCTTGAAAAAGCATAACTGAGCAATCTTCATTCCAGGATACAATAGGATTGGTGTAGTACCGTTATTAGATAATTCTAGTGTAACAGTTCCCTCAAACCCTGGATCGATAAAGCCAGCAGTCGAGTGAATTTGTAAACCTAATCTACCTAAACTTGACTTACCTTCACACCTTGCAGTTATATTAGCTCCTAAAGCAATAGCCTCATGAGTTGAAGCGAGAATAAAGCTATCAGGCTTTATCTCAATAGCTGAACCCTTGGGTACGGTAACAGCTTGGAAATGATTAGAGCTATCTACTTTAGGATCTATTACATCATTGAAGGCTAGGTAATCAGGGTGAGTACGCCTCTGTACTAAAAATTCGCAGCTCAGAGTTACATCATAACTAGATGGCTGCATTAATTCAGGATGGAAGGGCTCTATGACAATATTGTCAAATCGCTTCTCTTCTAAGATATCTCTATTAGATAATAGCACTCATGTCTCCCCATGAAAATAGAGACCTCATCGACAGGCACCATAAAAGGTCTCGGCTAAATACAGCACCCTAGAGCTTGGTCTCTATTTTCTATTTAGTATGGCCTGCTTGAATCATAAGTGTAGCAATATCTTGACCATCTGGCAAGGTTACTGACGCTAATGTTCTTCCCATAGTAAATCCATACGACACAAGAGAAACAATTGTCCCTTGAGGAATTATTGCTTTCAAGTATGAAGTAGCTAATTTAGAGCGGGCCTTATCCTTAGTCTCAGGAGCGTCATACCACCCGCCATCAGGTAATGTAATTCTGATAGAGCAGTGACCTGGCTCACCTTCATCTATAGGATAGATCCTAACACCCCAGCCTAAATCTAAATATTCCATAGTGAATGTATCACCATCATGAACAGATTTTACTGGACCTACAGCTACACGGACTCGTGTCTTGCGTATTTCTGACATAAAAATACTCCCATCTATGTGATAGGAGTATCGGTTAAATATAGTAGGCAGTCCTGAGAGCATAGCACTCTACCAATCGGGTTTCCTCTACACTTCTGTAAGGGCTTCAGACTTTTCTCTAGTGCTAGACCTACTATAAGAGCCCATAAGCGGAATCGAACCGCAGACAATTAGACTCGTTTTGCAGACGAGCAGCAGCCACCAGCTACTTTTTATAGGCATTAAAATAAGGCTCCCCCGCTAACGGCTGAGCGACGGAAACTTTCAAGGCATTAGCTTATCCGAATTCAGCATATCCTTGACCGCTAGGTTCCCTTATTTAAGATTTACCCTTATCTTGTAATCATAAAGAGCCGTCAGTGTGGCTCGAACACACTACTCATCGCATACCAAGCGAGGGCTTTAACCTGATTAAGCTACGACGGCAAAACCTAAGGATATCTATTTGTGTATTTGATATCAATCTGTTAAATAAAACCTACAGAATAACTTAGGTAGTTGTTGCAAAGATTATGGTCTCTGTCCTTAGCAGCTTTGTCAGAGACTTGCTGGGGATCGCTATAGCATACATAAGCCCTTCCCCTCCAGCGACATTATCCGGTCTGCATAATCTATTGCGAGCGGATAGCCGGGTTCGAACCGGCGAGAAATGATTGGAAATCACTTATGTTACCACTACATCATATCCGCATAAACGGTTTTTCAGCGGCGTACTAGACGTGGTGGGACTTGCTCCGCTGAGCTGCAACCGAAAATCTCCCGAGCGACATAGGGGAATCGAACCCCTGTATACTGCATGGCAAGCAGTCGCACTACCATTGTGCTAATATCGCATCTTTCAATCTAGCAAAGTGCTAGAGCTTAAAAACATCCAAGCTTTAAATTCATTGCTTGTCATATTGTCTTCATCATGACGACGCTTCAATTCTAAAGCTGAGATACCCATTCTGTCAAGCATATCTTTTACCAGAGAATCCCACTCGTCTTGAGTTAACTCAACTACATTAATAGGTTCATTACTCATACTGTCCCCATATTTACCTTGCCTTTATTACACTTAGCATGGCACTTAAGTTCTTTCCATTTTCCAGGTTTTATTTCTTTTTGAATCACACCATAACCTTTACAGGTCTGGCACATTATCCACTTGGCCATGCGCTCCCGAGGGGAAGTCGAACCCCCACCTGTTGATTGACAATCAACTATGCTAACCTTTACACCACGAAAGCTTGACTGGACCGATAGCTCTTCAGCATGTTTTGATTCTGCTAGATTGGAGCCTAGCATACTCTCCACAAATATAACACCTGCTCGGTCCTACACAGGCTTAATGTATCCACAAAGGGATTTGAACCCCCGACCTCTTCGTTCGTAGCGAAGCGCTCTATCCACTGAGCTATGCGGACTTGATGTAAGCGATCCGGTAGTCTGCTCATTCGCGGCTTTCCGTCTTAAGGGCTTCTAACCTCGCTTACAAGTACTACCTTACCTCATCGGTAAGTCTTTGTCAAGTGGCTTATTAGCGAGATCGAGTAACCCCTGCCACTATATGCAGAATACGGGTCCTCAGCGCACCTCGTTCCTCACAAGGTCGCCACACCTTGCTTCACTACCTCGCTAACAAATACTACCTTACATCAACTCTAGCAGAGTGTCAAGCCTAGGAAACTGCTGCCCATCTTGCGATGGAATCACCTGTTTGTGTACCAATAGTACCAGGTGCACTAGCTAATGTGGTAACTCCTGTATCTGCTGTAGCATACCTGAAGTTAGGAGCTGATAGTCCTGCATTCAGGATAGCAGATGATGAGCTTAGCGCACGAGAGAAGGTTGGTCCAGTAGTTCCATTGAACCAGAACCTAATTTTATACCAGTTACCGGGAGTAGTTACCTGTGCAGCTACTAGTGGATGAGTCTTAAGTCCACCTGTCAGCCATCCGTTAGTACCTGATCCAGATAGATCAGATGTAACAGCACTAGCTGCAAGCAATACTCCTGAATCATCATGAAGCGTAGCAAAGCACTGACCTGATGTCAAGGTAGCACCAGGAGTAGTAATATGGAAATGCAGGTTGGTTACTAATGCACTCATGATACGTAAACGAATGACATAAGTAAGACCTGAAGTAACTACTAAACCATTACCCTGAACCATAGCAGGATCAAATGTCCATCCGCCATAGTTATGATCTGATGCTCTTACGTTAGCAGCATTAGCTACGGCCTGTAAAGCACTAATAGGCTTAGCTGAATCTGATGTGTTATCAACGTTGGCTAACCCTACCATAGACTTGGTAATACCTGCAACTGTTCCTGTAAATGTAGGGCTCGCAAGGTTAGCCTTTAAATCCAAAGCTGTTTGCTGCGCAGTAGATACAGGCTTTGCAGTATCAGCGGTATTATCTACGTTAGCTAGGCCAACCATAGATTTAGTAATTCCGCCTACAGTACCAGTAAATGTAGGTGATGCAATATTAGCCTTTAGATTTAATGCTGTTTGCTGAGCTGTACTTACTGGCTTAGCTGTATCTGCTGTGTTATCAACATTAGATAGGCCAATAGCTGTTTTATCAACAGTCACCCAAGTACCAGGAGTACCAGCTACAGAACACCTCCACAAGCGCCCCAGAGTGTCCAGGACGAGATCATTTAATGTCCAGGTACCTGATGCAGGTGAGGTGTTGGTTGCTGTGTAGCCACAAAAACGTAGATTACCTAAACCATTCTTTGCGCCAATTCTAGCCTCACCAGATCCAGCATCAATTACCTGCTCTTCACCGTATGCTGATGCACTGAAAGATGTCTTACCTACAAAGGTAGTTCCATCATTTCTCCAACGCTGGATATTAGTTTGTGTTCCTGAGAACCCGGGGCCAGCGAAGGACCCAACAATGATGTCACCATTCATTTTATCAAAATCAACAGCACCACCTGATGAGCGCATACGAATACCAGAGCTGTTATCGCCCTTGCGGACAGTAATAGTAGAATCTACAATCTCGCCACCAGCTTTATCGAGCTTAAGAGCTAAACCACTAGTTAATGCACTTGTAGTTGCTAGGTTAGCAATATCAGCAGCTACTAAATAACTTCCTGCTGGCTGCAATCCATTAAGTGCTACCTGCAAACCTGTAACATCAGAGATTGCATGGCTGTGAGATACAGGAGCATACACTCCCGCATGGTTATGGTTAATAGGTGCATATAAAGTATCGTGGTTATGACCTAGTGGTGAATAAGTAGCGTCATGGTTATGATTAACTACTGCATAAACTCCATTATGGTTATGAATTAGTGGAGCATATACAGCATCATAATTATGAGTATGGTCACCAGCAGCTACCTGATTAGATCCTACGCCTACAGGAAGTCGAGCTATTGCAATAGTACCAGATACAATAGCTGATGCTGCATGAGTATGACTAATCGGAGCATAGTTAACTAATTCTCCAACTAAAGCATCAGCAACAGCATCCTCTACAACTGCACCAACAGATGCCTCTACGATTTCAGTAACATCATCCTCAGTAACAAAACCCATATGGGTGTGAGAATAAGCTGCATAAAGCCCTGACCCGCCTGAGGTTACTGGTAGTAGATCATTCATAAAGACCTCTCCACCAGGAGCGTTATATGGAATTACAGTCTGGAATACAGAGTAATCTCCACTAACCTTAGTCGATACAGTATAGCGCCACCCTACAGGAGTCCAGTCAGGGTCATTAGATGCCGGTAACTCTAATTCGAAGCTACCGTTTTCATCTAGAATAGCTGTCTTTGAACTAGGTACTACGGAAAATTCATCCTCTGAATAAAGAACGTATACCTTAGAAGTAAATGTGATAGAACCTGTCTCTGGCGTACCATCTAATTTCAGGTAGGTACCCTTGACAGTAATTATAGTTGGCAGCGCCATGAAAGATACCTCACAATAAAAAGAGCGAACCGATACGTCTATTACAATATCGGTTCGCTCTTTTTATTTAGTTCTTAAAGATATGGCTTTCACTATGGTCTCTAGATACTTCATGTATTTCATGATCATGGGTATGCCACTCTACTAGATATTCTATAGATTTAGAATTAGCTGAACTTGGCTTCATATAATGAGGTTTAGCAATCAAATGCTGTCTAAATTTAGCAAGCTCTTGTTCTGTCATTATGCTTTCCTCTTATAAACATCTGACCAGTCAGGAACCTTTGGTGCGAACATCAAGGGCATTCTAGCCTGATCAGGAGTTCTGTCAGCCTTCCTGTTATTACATGGAGAACATGCAGCAATAGTGTTCTTCCAACTATTGCCTCCACCTTGAGCCTTAGGCTTTACGTGGTCGATAGTAGTTGCTTTACCTGCACAGAATGCACAAGTGTAGTTATCCCTTTTCAGAACACCATTCTTACTCCATTTAGGTTGCCTTTGATACCTCCACTGCATCTTTTGGTATCTGACCAACCTAACTGCAACAGGGCGAAAAAAGTTCCCGATCAGCTCTTCAGTCTCTTCGATTACCTCCGCAACTTCACGAATAACCATTCTGATAGCGTGAGCTACAGATACGGTGTGAAGAACGGTAACACCATCTGTGTTATATACTGTTACACTTCCAGTTAACATCACCGCTCTCCCTTCGTTTAGTTGCGGTGTAATTATAGGGAAAGCCTAGCAGATTCACTAGGCTCCCGTCAAGACTTAAATCCTCGCTAGGTCTGCAAGGTACTCAGTACGGTCAGCACCCTGGGGGCGAAGTGAATAGATCGAGCTATCATTGATCCACTCACTAAAAGCACGCATAAGTTCCTGCTTGCTACCACGAATAAAGTCACTCTTTGACATTATATCTTCAAGAGGGCCAGTACATGAACAACCATTTTCAAATACCCAGTAATAGTAGCCAGTGTCAGCTTCCTTGAAGATAGTAAAGATATCCCACTCATAATCATAAGCTGCGGTCTGAAGAACCATCTCTAGTCCCCAGTCAGCATAATCAAAGTTGTAATCCATTACAGTTTCCTTTCAATGTATACGCTCAGAGTTTCCTCTGCTGTTAAAAGTCCTCTATATTCCAATTCATACACAATAGCTGGAACTACCTGTACCCAGTAACCTTCAACGTGCGTACACCATGTTTCAGGTTCGCTACCTTGAGCTACTGTCCTTTCATATTCGGCTATATCCAGATACACCGATTGGGTGCCTTCCATGGCCAGAAGCCTATCAGAGGACACCCAATCAGTCAAGCTTAAATCAGTGCTGGTGATCCATGAACCTGTGGCAAGAGTCACAACGACCCTCAGCTACAAGAAGAGGAATCTCTCCACCTGCACGCATAAGGCTATCTACAATGTGAGGCTTTACATCTGCACTGTTAGCGGCCTGAGTTACAGCCTGCATAAGTGAGTACATAGTAAGAGTATCCTCATTAACCATTGTACTAGTGATACGGTTACGCTCAGCCTGAGGAATCTTGAATGTATCAAATACGCCGCGAAGAGCCTCAACGGCAGTACCCTCAATACTCACATCAGTTAGAGACTGTACTGCATCAAATGAACCCTCAAGACCTGATAGCGCCTCATCAACTGCATCCTTAGCCCAATCAAATACTGCATCACCCTTACCAACAGCGCCACGACGAGACCAAACGCTATTACTAGCATTCATAGTATCGATAGCACCATTAGTACACCAGTAACGGAATAGGTAAGCATTGATTTCAGTCTGCTCATCACCGTTAAGTGAGTTCTTTAGCTGAAGACCTGCTGACCAGGTATCATTTTCTGTACCTGTATTCTGCATTACACGAATGTGCTCAGGAACGATAAGACGAAGGTGAGTCTGCTTAAGATTATGAACAAACTTGTAATCTGCCCATACCTCACCGCTACCGTACTTCTTCTCAATAGCCTCAAGAGCAATCTCAAGGAAGCGAAGGTTTGAATAAGGTTGTAGAGCACCACGAGTAATAGCTGCTGCCTTACGATTACCTACAGCAAGGATCTTGAAGTCCTTACCAGTTAGCCCAGAATTGTACTGATGGTTAAGGGCATCTTCAATGACTTCAGCAGGATAGTTCTGTACGAACCCCTTAGTCATGAATGCCTCACCAGCTAGACCATAAAGAGAGTCAGGAGTTAGCTGAAGCTCAGTACCACTGACAGTAACAAAACCCTCTAGAGGTGCATCTGCCTGGGTAGCCTTTAGCTCATGATTGAAACCCTCAGTTAGCTTGAAAGCAACCTGGTTTCCACCTACCTCAAAATCATAGGCACGAACAGGCTCAGTAGCGGCTAGGGTTTCACGAACAGTGTCAAGCGTAAGTAGCTTATCTTTTACGTCATCGATTAGGATGGTCAAAATATCTCCCTTAAAGGATGGATGGGTTGGACTTTCGCCCTTGCCCATCCATCCTATCAGAATCAGTGCGGTCAGTCAACAGGTTCAGTGCCAGTAGCCTTCTTGGCACGATCATCAGCGAGGATCTTTACAGCAGCGTCAATAATTTTTTGACGCCATTCAGGATTCTCTGTAGCATGTTCAACTAGTTTAGCCATACCATTAAAGTTGTCTGCACCTAAAGAGTCATCTATTTTATACCAAGCACCTGACTTCAATACAAGTTTATTGTATTGAAGTACTTTAAGTGCGGCCCAAAGATTATCAAAGCCAATACCGTAACGAACGAGGGCTTTAGCTTCGCGCTGAGGCATAGATACTTTATTTTTAGTACAAATCATTTTTACTTCAGTAGCTACTGCAACATCAACCTCTTCACCGAAGACATTGACAACAGTTCCTTTCTCCTTACTGGTTCCAATAAACTCAGCCATCTGTGAGGAGTAATAAGTTAATTTCTCTCCACCTGGACGAGTTTTCTGAGGTGGGCCAAATCCTGGCATTCCGCCGATAGCGGAATGTACGTGGTTAATGAAAATAGCCGTAGTGTTAGTAGTTAGCAGAATTGAATTAAGAATCCCTAGGAATGGAGACATTAGTCTAGCTAGTGGAGCTACGGCAGGCTTACCTAGGTCATCCTCTACCTGGCTTGAGGGCATTGCTGCGGCTACAGAATCCCATACTAGTAGTCTAACCTTACCTGTTTTAATAAGGTCTCGTGTAAGGTTTGCGCCTGTCTCAAAATCCGTAGGACGAAATAGACCAAAAGAAGGATCATGCACATCAAGACCTAGACTACGTGCATATGCCTCATCCAAAGCACATTCATAATCCATGTAAAGGATAATGTCATCAGAGTCTTCTGCTAAAATATCCTTCTGAACGCCTGCTGCTGTCTGTAGAGCTGCGGTAGTCTTACCTGACTGAGACTTACCATAGAATTGAGCAATGCGACCTACAGCAACGCCACCACCTAAAATATCATCTAGGCCAATATTACCAGTTGGTAGGAAGTTTACATCAGCTACAAAGCCCTCAGTGTATTTCCCTGCATATTTCTTACTAGCTTCTGCTAGAATATCTGCAATACTTGCTTTAGCTTTTTCCTTTGGTGGCATATGCTATTCCGTCTCTTCTTTATTTGGGCACCATTCTGGACAAGGTAAAATAATGATTTGTTTATTTGGTGCTGGGCATCTACACTGAGCTATTAAAGTACCATGCTTACATTCTTGCCTTTTATGCATATTACTCCTCAAATGTAATATTGACATTAGACCTGGTAAGCCAATAACGATCAGCTTTACTACTCACGAATCTTCTCCAATAGTTTCTGCGCAGGTGGGTTCTTAGCGTAATCTCGGATCTTATCGATTCTATCAAACAAGTGCCCCGATGAGTCTCCAAGCTCTCCTAATAAACTATTGCAACGAGAGCAAATAAGCCCTCTGATACATTTACCACAGATTGGAGTAGTCGGGCAGCAGGAGTGATCATGATCGACAGACAGCTTCTTACTAAGACCTCTATTACCTGTCCACGGACCACAAGTGTAGCACATTCCGCCCTGTGCTTCATAGAGAGCGTCATACTCCCCTGGTGCCAACTTGTAATCCTTGAGCATTCTGCTAGAGTGACTGTTAGCTCTTAATAACTTCTTCCTAGCTCTAAAGCAGGTAACACAGCGAGGGCCAGGATGCGGCAACTTCCTAGTTGTAGAACCACAATCTTTACATGATTTTACTTTAGGTTGTGCCATTATCCTGACCCTCAATCGTATTAGTCGCTATGAAGTTATCAGTATATCATATAATCCTAGAGACCGTTAAGTAGATCCTCTAGGTCTACAGCATCCTGCTTATTACGAGGCTTCTCTTCTACCTTAGTAGCTGATGCCTTAGTGTCGTTATCTAGTAGGCCCTCAAGACCAGCATCTAGATTACGCTCAGCGCCTACTAGATTATCGCTATTAGTCTCACTTGCCTGGCCGTTAACTACACGCCAGCGAGCACGAATCTTATCTAGGTCATCCTCAAGGTATTCAACCTTCTTGACAACGCGACCTAGGAATGGCTCAAGGTCTTCAACCTTATTCTCTTCAATAATCTCATCAAAGAGATCCTGGTTCTCATCCTTCTTTACCATACTAGAAGGAATGATCTTGTACTTCTGGAATAGCTGGTTCTCACAAGGACCGAGAATAACATCGATCTTAGATAGATCCTTGTTAGGTGCCTCATCACGAAGGTCAGCAATTTCATTGAACTTCTTATCAGTGAATGCCCAAATCTTAACTGAACCCTGGAAGCTCTTAGTAGGCTTTGAAGTTCCGTTAGTTGCGTACTGGAAAACGTGCATTGCGAAACGACGCTTAGGACGCTGGAACTGGTCAGGGTTAGTCTCTGCTGCCTTACATGCAGGGCAGTTCTTGGGGTCCATACCACGATCCTGAAGAATATCAGGCTTACCTAGGCAGATGGGATTTCCTACAAAATCAAATTCCATCTCTTCACCCTTAGGGCCTGACTTGTACTTAGGCATACCATTTACTAGAGTAGGCATACGTAGGTTGTGAACATAACCTACATCAGGTGCCTCGTAAATGTGAATACGAGCTGTCTCATCCTGGACTAGCTTTAGTCGGGGAAACTGCTCTGAACTTGCTGACTTGTTCTCTGAACTGAAGGACATCTTAGCCATAAAATTAATCTCTTTTCTTCTCTTTGATTCGAGCGAACGCTTCTGGATCGCTACATCTATTCTACCACAGTCTTGATCTTGGATCAAGCTGAGAGAATATCTAGTCTCTTACGTAGATCCTGTCGTACCTTATCTAGCCCATAATAGTGTAGACGAATGACCTCTACTGCTTCAAGAGCAAAGGCTTGAGTGTCCTCTACCTTGCGTAGCTCACGAGCACTGTTTAAGGTAGCTAGATTAGCCTCTGCGGCCTTTTCCTTACCTGTTGCATACTCACTGAAGGCTACACGCTTAGATGGCGCAGAAATTGCCCTATCCCACTGTTCTTGATGGTTCATCTTGAAAACAAATACTTGCCTATCAAGTTTAGCCTTAGCCCTGATTGCCTTACTGAGTAACATTTCAATTCCTGTCAATGCACCTTGACACTTAATAAGTTCAGTATGAATTTCAGGAAACTCAGCGTCAGCATCTAGGGTACTAACTGACATACGAAGTTTGATAGTTTCATTGATCAGATTACCAAGTTCAGTATGTAATGTATTCTCTTCACTCAATAGGATCAATTCCTCTCATGAACATCATCAACCTGATATCTTCATGTAGCTCTTCTACTGTCTCATCATTATGAAGAATTACTGAAGCTAGATCACGAATAGCAGTTGACTCTGATGCATGACCATCTGACTGTAATCCAGGTCGTTCGACCCAAGTAACTATTCCGCCATTGTTGCGAACAAAATCTACTTCGTTATCAAATCTGCAATCAGTAATAACATAACGAGATTCTTCATCAACAATGTCAGGAAACTTTGCAGCTATTAAGTCTACCCACACATTAGTACCGAAAAGCATTCTACCAACTTCAGTACCAAATACTTGCAGAAGTCTACGAACCTCAGGAACATTATTCTTAGCCCAATCCCATCCAGCATCGTCAATCAATTCTGAGAGTGGCAAAGTTCCGTACTGCCCGTAATGAGGAATCCAAGGATCAAGAACTAAAAGTGATTCACGTAGAGCATCAGCAAAAGCAATTCTAGTGAAACCGTACTCATTAACAAGGACTTTAGCAGCAGTATCCTTACCTGAGCCCTTAAGGCCACTAAACGCTATCAACATGAGGCATCCTACTAATGAGGGAACTTAACTCTGCCATAAGTAAACGAGATGACTTCTCGCCCGTAAGGTTTTGACCTTCCATCTGCAATGTTACCAGGATTTCAGCTTGAGAGACAAGTAGTTGGTACTTCTGACCAACTGTCAGCTTATCTGCATCAAGGCCATTCTTGATAACAATTGCCTGAAGGTCTGACTCATCTAACTCAATATCAAACTTAAACCATTTATTCGATGCTACTTCAGCGCTTCCGCCTCTTAGAACTCTCAATCTTCTTCCTCCAAAAGCATTTCATCATCTTCAAATTCGATGAATAGGTTTCCTGTAAAGTCTAAAATTCTGACTAAGCCTGTACGAACATCAACTTGCCAGTCGGGGAAGTCAATGGAGCATCCACATGATAAGTAAATTGTCTGAGCACCTTGAACTGATCGCTCAGCAGTTAACGTATAATGAATGTTTTGATACCATCCACTGACTTCCCCATTACAATTATGACACTTAACTGAAAACTCATCGCTGCTCATCAGTCAAGTCTAGCAGTGTCTTACTTAGAATGCAATGTCAGCAGCAAGATCATCAAGCGCCTGCTCAGAAACCTTGTAGTAGGTCTCAGCATCACCGAACAAGTTACGAATAACAGATGCATACTTTTCAGGAGTTAATCCTGTAGTAATAGGAATTGCAGCTACACCTACAGGAGTCTTGACTTCGATAGTGTTAGTTCCCTCTACCTTAGTCGCGTAATCAATGAAAGCCTTGAACTTATCCTTGGTAGGCATATTCTTCAGCTCTACAATGATGTGCTTAGACTGCTGCTCATCCTCAGATCCAAGTGTAGGTAAGTATGTATCCCTACTAGGTTCCTCTACTGCTACCTCTTCATTTTCAAGTGTAGGTAAGTATCTAGTCCCTAGGGTAGGACCATCCTTAACTCTTACTGTTCCATCTGAATCTAGCTCTAGTTCCTTTACTGATCCCCAACGCTTTCCAATATGCCAGTCAGCTACCATCTTAGGCCAACCAGGAACATCAAAAATTACTGCTGGCTGTAGAGCATGGATTACCTCTACTGGATCAAGGCTGCGGTGAACATAGAATTCAAGAGCGTCGTGAACGTTCATGAACAGCCGAACTTTATCCTGCCAACCATTCTGCTGAATTACTTTACGGGCTCTAACCATTCCAATACGAACATAGTCACCTGTAGCACCACCTTGGACAGGATAGTTGAAGCAGGCACGCTCTCCACCCTCACGAATCCAGCGGCGAGAATCCTGTAATTCCCAAATAGGAATCTTACGGCCAAACTTAGTTACTACATAACCATGCTCATAGCCGTATTCGATCTGCTTATCTGTCCAACGCTTAAGCTTAGGAAATGCCGCGAAGTACTGGGCAAACAGATCCTCAGCCTCTTCAATAGAGCAGTTAAGCCTTTTTGCTAGGGCTGATGCAGTCATACCGAACAATAGACCGAAGCCCAGAGTCTTAGCTTTTGACCTAAGTTCCTTAGTGACTTTATCCATAGGAACTTTGAACATCATAGCAGCTACCTTAGTGTGGACATCCTCATCATTAGCGAATGCCTCAATAAGAGCTGTCTCATCTGCAAGTCCTGCGGCAGCACGATACTCAGCCTGTGAAAGGTCGAATCCAAGGATGTAAAAATCCTCTGGTGCAATTACCGCATCCCTAAAGTTCAGCTTAAATTCAATTCCATTATTAAGCGTGTACCAATAGCTTAGGTACTTACCCTCTGGTGTCTTAATGTTAATTGATGGCTGATTCTGCTGGTTTGGATTAGCTGATGAGAATCGAGCAGTACGTACATAACTCTGGTTAAGTGATGGGTGTACCATTCCATCAGGAGCATATCCATAATCTTTTGCATACTTATCCAGGAATGACCCGGTAAGACGCTTAAGATTCTTATACTGAGAAATCTTCTTAACGACAGGATGCTTCTCAGCTAGCGCATCAAGAGCCATTTTACCTGTAGACATCTTCTTATCAGCCTTAGCCGCACCCTTAGTACTTGTGGTGTAGATGTTGACTACCAAACCTAGGCGGTCGTACAGGATCTCAGATAGCTGTTTAGGGCTTGCCAGATTTACGTTGAGCTTAGTTTCACCCATACCCAGTAGGTGAGCTAGTTCAGTTTGAATCTCGTCGTTCAACAAAGCTGTGAAGTCTTTAGCCCTTGCTGATGCCTCCTGCATAAAGAACCAGTCATAGCGGATACCACAATCCTCCATATCACAAATGACATAACAGATTTCCATATCCACTTTATACATAAGCTGATCTTTAACTTTAGGGTAAGCATCTAGATGAAGACCTAAACACCAGAGTGCATCCTCACAAGCATACTTAATAACCTTATTTGTCAGGTCAAGTACATTGAATCGAAATGCCTTCTTGTTCTTCTCAGTTAGCTTATCGAATAGCTCTTCGAACTTGATCATCTGGTGCTGGAATTTATTAAGTACCAGATCCTTCAGACCAAACTCTTGGAATTCTCTGAGAATATATGCCTCTACCTGGGTACAAGAACGAACAGGAAAATATCCTTTAGCCTCTGTAACTTCTTTACTATATAGAGGGTGATCAGATAGCATCTCTCGAAAGAACCTAGCCATACGCCTAAGTTCGAACCCTACATTATGTGCTACTAATAGTTTTGTCTTGAATGCTGACCATAGAATCTCAGCTACTCGTAAATGATCTGTAATATTTTCTGCAAAATCATGAGCAAGAGGTACATACCTAGCCCAGTTAAGAGAATTAGTAAAGCTAAAACCTACAAGTAAATTTGTCTCTAGCTTAAGCGAACCTCGATCATCATCAGGGCCATGATACCCAGTTTCAATATCGAAACCAAATGGCTTACCCTCTGCGACAATCTTATCGAAAAATTCCTTTAGCTCTTCGGTGGAACGTACTACATCATAATTCTTATTAACTGTAGACATCTGCTCTCCTGATCTGTGGTTTGCTTAAAGGATAACCACTTAATTCCCATATAATAATTCATCCTCCTTGGACTTAGTATTATGACAAGTAGAGCATAATATCTGTAAGTTATCAGGATGATGTTTGCAACTAAACCTTGACTTATCGCCCCTACGTGGGATGATGTGATCGCAGGTTATCTCGTCGCCTCGTAACCTTACCACTACTTCACAGCGTCCACAACTAGCGCAGCAGCTATGACGCTGCCCATTCTCAGGTCTGTGGCACATACACTTACGTCTTGATCGCTTCAGGGCTAATTGTCGCGCCAAAAAATAACGGTGGTGCAATCGCCATGTATTAAGACATGTGCCACTACACCACCGCTTTTGTACTGCATCTAATTTAGAACTACACCAGCGGCATTCATCATCTATTCCTGACCACTGAGATAGACTACAATTTAATGGATTCACTGTCATAGGCTAAACCTACAGACAGGCAAATAGCAGTGCTGAAATCCACAAACAAAAGTAGTGCAAACTCTGGTCAGCTAAGTACATACCGCAGATAGGTGTTTGTATTTCCGCAAAGTTAGATGCCCCTACATGATTCAAGAACCACTTAACAGGCCAACGCCTATCTAGGAATGCATGACTAACCCCTGAGAATAGCAATGATGAAAATACTCCAAGTAGTGTTACAGGTACATTAAGAAATACACATGTAACAAGAAGCATAATGAACATTACTATATGATATACAAACACATGCTGTAAAATATGAGACCAGCCAGTACGACCTGGCTTTGCTTTGTTACTTGCCATCTTATCAGTCTGAAATAAATGATCAGCTACCTGATGGGCAACAATAGCAGTCCCCAAGAATACAGCAAAAAGAATTGCTGAGGTAAGCATTAGAACCCTGCCGAAGCTTCCTTGCCTAGTCGCATCCACTTCTGGTGGACTTCCTTGGCCTCAGCGGGTGTTAGTTCACCCTTAGCGCCAAAATGATAACGACCAGACCAATCCTGGAAAATCTCATCGTAGCTCATTTCCCAAGTTGGCTTCTTGTTCTCGCTCAAGTTATTTCTCCTTTTTACATATTACAAAGTACCAAGGAAGGGAATCGAACCCTCACGCCCTTTCGGACACTCGATTTTGAGTCGAGCGCGGCTGCCGTTACGCCACCCTGGCATGTGTTCCTTACCTACATGCTTAGTTACCTTATAACTAAGTCTTACAGTCCACCTATGCTGTAGAGTCTATAGCCTCAGAACAGCCCACCCTCAGGAACAACTCCATCTTACCACATCAATCGGTCAGGCGTCCAGGGTTGACTTTCTCAACACTGTAGGAACCCAACTCATTGGTGTAGACGATTTCTTTAATGCCTGCTGAGATAATAGCCCACATACACCAAGTACAAGGTCGAGACATTTGAGTATCACCCCTACTATCAACTCTAGCAATATAGATCGTGCAACCCCTCAAGTCATCCCTAACCTTCAGAAGTTCTCGAAGAGTTGCACGCTCAGCATGATCACTAACATTATGCTCATCAATTGCAGGAGCATTACGAAATTTGTTAGGCGCAGACCCTAGTACTTTATTACCCTTAGCTACTACTGCTCCATGCCTCCATCGATAAGTACTCTGCTCAGCAACCCGAACAGCTCGTCGGATCAGGTTATCATGTCGCTTCATACCCAGAGCCTAGCACTCTAGTAAGCTCTTGTCAACTCAGCATAGTTGCAGTAAGTAAGGAAGTTAGCGCCTATATTCTCAATGTAACTCATTGCTACAACAGAATCGTACCAGGCATTGTGCACAAATGCAATGTGCTTAGCTTCATATGCTGTCATAAAAGACCCCAGTTCGAACTTACCGGCATAGGGATTTAGTTCTGATACAGGCTCGGGGACATTACTGATAGCCCATCCACCAATAGTATCATCTATGACAGCATACCACCTACAATAAATAATTTCTTCTTGCGTGAGTGGATTTTGTTGAAAATTGCGCTTTACCATAATGTTATTAACGTCTCCCATAATCCTACTTTGACACCATTGTTGAGGCTTGAGTCTATCATGGCAAGCACCTGCCTGCAATACTTGATTTTTGCATCTGTGTACTCTTTTGTTACAGGTAGAAACCTTTTCACTAGGAAAATCTTAATTCCTGTTGTCGCAGCAATATCAGTAGCGTACATACGTTTACGTACACAACGTGAGATTTCCATCATAGTATCAAGCCTATAATCTAAATGAGAGATAATTTTAGCCTTATCCTCATGAGACATAGTAGACAGCGCAATATAGGCAGTTCTCTTATCACGTAGCATCAAGTAATCAGCGAAGGAGTCAAGTGCTTGCTCTTCGCATAAAAGGTCTAATGCCTTAACGCTAGGTGAGCCATTCCAGATATGAACCTTGCGGAGAACATCAAGCATCATATTAGTATCACCTGATGTACGCTCTACTAAGTACTTAGATGCTTGCTCAGTAAGCCCATAACTACGGCCCCACTTGACAAGATCCTCATCATTAGGTTGAGAGCATTTGACAAACTTACCTTTAGCTCTAATAATTTCAATATGCTCAGTATACCCTACTCTCTTCCCTTTAGCATAAACACTAGGGGCATCAGTATTGTAGGATACAAATAGAATGTAGTTGGTTTTGTTATTCCTGGTTTGTGCTAGCCAGGGGTCTAGTTCATACCAGTTATCGATAGCTTCAGCATTGCGAACTACTATAAGCCTATTACTACTAGGATCTAGAGGGTACTGGCTAGCACGATCCCAAACGGATGAATCTTGCTTAGCATCAATATCAATAAAATCAGTTACAGGTACTTGCAGTAGATTCTTAACATCTTCAACTACTAATTCAACGAGAGCTGATTGATCCCCACAGCAGTAGATAATTTTAGGTAGAGATCCTTTATCTACAAAACCCTTCCACTGATTAAAATTCATGAGCTACTTCCCTGGTGTGATCAGTTTACTTCGAGCGGCAGCTACACCTTGAGTAAGCTGCATCTGACGAATCTCTTTTAGTAGATCCTCAATAAAGTTCTTCTTACGAGTTTCAAGGTTATGCTGGAAAATCAACTTTGCTTCACGGGAGGCTAGTACAGTCTCAACAAGAGCCTCCACCTTAAGAAGAGCTAAGATTTCAGGCCCCAGCGGAATACCCTGATTAGCTAGATTCTCGATTCTAGCAACATTACTTTGGCTTAGCTGGTCTATTGTTTTTTGAGCTTCATCTAAATCTGCTAAGAATTTAGCAGTGTTTTCCTTATCTGACATACATCAGCCTCTCATAATTGATTCTAGTGCTGCTCTGACTGCCAGCTTAGGGCGTGCAGCAGAGACATTACTCCATGATGATAGCACAGCTAGCGCTACTCTGCGATCAGCAAAAGCTCCTAGATACTCAGGATTGAATAGCTTCCATTTCTGGGATGCTGACTCTTCCATGATATTAAGAATTACTCTCGCTGTGTTATCATCTACTGCTTTATATGCTTGTGCAAATAGAATATAATCATTGCTTATTGCTGCCTGTAGAACTGTTAAAGCTGTTGTCCTCGATGCGATACCAGAACACGCCTCAATAGCGAGATCCACTCTACCAAGCTTACTAACTTTAGATGCATCTTTTTCATCGATTCCCTTACTTACTAGAATCTCTAGTAACTCATCTTGAGATAATAGACCTACAGTAAATTTAGCTGCGCGCGTACGTAATGTTCTAGGTACACGACTAGAAGAGATCAATGAGAATCTAGCATAGCTAGGAGGATTCTCTAATGCTACCAGTAGATCATTTATCGCTGGAATACTAGCATTATCCAAATCTATCAATGCAAACTTCAATTGTTGCATAGGGCTGACAGACATGAAACTTTTGATTCTACTAGCTTCGCTAACTGTAAGCTTAGGCACCTCCGTGAAATCTACGCGAGAAATATTATTAGTCATCGCAGCATGAGCTGCGATAAGTCTTTTGCCCACAGATGGTGGACCTGTAATGATAGAAACCGGGGGCAACTGAGAACTTAATGCCCCAATTACCCCCTGGTGACCTACTAACATGTATTAAGCCTTCTGATCTGCGTTAGGATTATCGTATGTTGGTCCTGCTTGAGTTATCTGCTGAGCATCATCTGGAATATCTCTTGATGCCCACTGTTCTGCCTGCTCAAGCGGTTGTGCCTTACGCGGCCTTCCACGCTTCCTGGTCGCAGGCTTCTCAACCGCACCACTATCAGCTAGTTTATTAAGGAGTGACTTGCCTACTACAATGTGCATACTACCATCTGTAGAGACTAGACGCCAACCACTCTTAACTTTATATCCTAATGGAGTCTCCTGAGGCTCTTCATTCTTGAATTCAGATTCAACAGTAAATTGCTTACCATCGAAAAGCTCTTTCATTCGAGCCTCACGAGTTTCATGCCACTTGCTTGACTGTGCCATAACCTTACCTCATCTCAATCAGGGCTTGTATTTAGCCACTTATTAAGAATCGGTGGAATGTACCTTACTCGATCGATTACACGCAACTCTTCCAGATGATAAAAAGTAATGTGAGCTAACGTACGCCACTTTACTTCCTCAGAATCGTGAAGTGCTGCCTTGCGACAGAACAGTAAGTAAAGCTCAAACTCCCTTGTAATAAGCTCATCCACAGTTAACACAAGTTTCTCATTCCCCTATAGTTAGGATCTCCCACACATCATTTGCGCGCCAATCAGTTCCGGATTGATTGAAGTTAGGTACATCAGCACCAAGTCCTTCAACTAGTGTATATGCATTATCGTCACCACAGCGAATAGTATCTCTATAGCGTACATGCAAGTGTCCATGCACAAACATCTTAGGCTGAAGAGTATTTACAGCCTTCTGCAATCTGCGCTGGTTAGGAATTGTTTCTGGAATAGTTAGAAGTTTAATCATTGGATTACTAGAGATAGGCTTATCGTGAGCTAGAATAACATCTACTCGCTCGTCCTTAACCTCATCTAGGATTCTATCCAAATCACTATCTGACATTTCTTCCTCTGGGAACCAAGAAGTTCCAGCAGTTTTCTGACGAGCCTCATCTAGGCAACGAGCCCAAGGATATCCACTCTTAGCGAACAATACCTTAGCATCCTGATGAGCTTTAATGTCCTCATCCTCTAGACGAATATCCTTATCTACAGAGTAGGCTCCACCGAGAACTAGAAATGATGTACCGTGGAAATCCCAGAAGGTTCCATTAGGTGCATACCATAGTCCTGGGCGAATAGAATAAAACCCCTGCATTGAGCTGTACTTTTGTGGAATCAAAGATACCTTATCATGATTACCCTGAATGAACACTAATTCAATTTTGGCATCCATCAGAGCTTGGCTGACAGCATTTAGATAAAGTGCTCCCCAAGGGGAGTGTTCCCAGTACCCGAAATCTCCTACCTGGTAAATCCAGGAAGCACCTTGAGACTTAGCTTCTTTTATAGCCTGTAGAATAAACTTGGTGTTGCCGTGAGTATCACCAAGCAACATAATCTTAGACATAGTTATTCTTTCTTTTCCATTGCAACTACCGTCTTGAGATAATTGCTAATTTCTTTATTGTCCCAGTCATTAGCGACGCACACAAGCATGTAAATGTAATAAGCAATCTCTGCCTGTGTCTGCTCTTCTGTGTGTAATGCTAATGCACCGATCGTTCTACTATGCATAATCCAGTGCTTAGCACACATCTGAGCTGAGACGAACTCTGAGTCTACCACCTCAGCATTAAAGGCGTCAAGGTAACCCTCATCCATCCCAATCTGCTGTAATGCTAGTAGTAGGTGCTCAAGAGCAGGGCCACCAAATGCTAAAGTAGTAATAGGCCCACAACAAGCTAACCTATCAGTATCCATAGTCATCTGAGCAAAGAAATCATATTCCTTCTGCCCTCGTGCTACTGTTTCAGTACATGGCATTATAGGTCTCCTAAAGTTTTAGTCATTACCTGCTTACAGACGTTAAGCCACTTTGCAGCATCCTCATCTGATTTTACTGCATCAAGTAAGTCCAGGCATTGATTAAGTTTAGTACCTACCTTATCATCTAACTGAACTATATTCCAATCTGTCCTAACTCCTGAGCAGAACATCTTCAAGGCATCAGCCAGAGCTAATAAATCCGGCTCTACTTTTTCTGTAGCTACTGCATCAGCCCAGCGCTCTTCTAGGCTCTTAGGCTTAAAACCAGAGTCCTCTAAGAGCCTCATAGCGGCTGCTGGCCAAGAGATGTCCCACGCAGCAGATGCCAGCGAGACAGGGCTATATCTTTTACTGCACGAGAAACACCACACTGTGTTATTCGTCAGGTATACACGCATAGCTTTGGCATACCCACCATCTGAATGATAAAATCCAAATGGGCAGTGGATCTTCTTATTTCCACCATTGAGAATAGTAGAAGGTACGAATACTCCTATACTTTCTAGAACATCAGTTATCTTAATACTAGTATTGGCTTGGTCAATCCATGATGTTCTCTGACCTAGTTTCATTAACTTACCTCTGCACCTACTGGCCTACGAGTTAGAAGATCACGAGTATCTACTGATACGGTCCAGCCTGCTGCCTCAAGTGAGGTTGCTAGTTTGGCGTAATGGTGTCCACAGAAAATAAAATCTGAGTAGCCCTCTCTTACGACAACTACATACCCTTGGGCGTAGCAACTGTCACACCTATCAGAACTAGTTAGTGATTCCATTATTTAAGCCCCTTTCAGTGGCGTGTACCTCATATTAAAATTATCGGATATGAAGCAAGGTCAGTCTAGTGTATCAGACTGACCTTGTCAACGTACCTACAGACCACCAAAGACGGTATCAGGTGATAGAAGGAAGTTACCTACACTATTTCCAGTACTTCTTCTATCTGTAGAAAAGAAGCTAGTTGCGTAATCTACACTAACATCAATTCTATTAGATTTCTCACCATCACGATTCTTTACTACCTGCATAATCAAATCAGTGTAACGAGAGTCCACACCCTCTGGCTCAAGTAGAGAAATTACAACATCAGATGATGAGGTAGCCTCAGAGGTTTCTGCAAGAGCTGATGAATTATAACTACCAGCCTTCTGAGCTTCCTTCCATGAATCACGATTAACCTGCCAAGGACTCACTACAGGAATACCACGACCATCATCAAATGTAGTAGCCATCTGCTTAGCTTCCTGCACAATAGCTGAAAGCTCTTCACGCATACTAGAACGCTTACGATCTGATCTTAGTAGAGCAAGATAATCTACGATAGCCAAATCTACTTGGAACTCTCGCTGATATCTGAGTAGTTTACCCTCTACTGTACCGATTGTAGCACCTCTAGGAATCTGAACGATAACTAGTTTACCATAATTAGGATTATCAGATGTATAATCATCTAGGATAGCAGGAAGAATAGCTTCCTCTTCAGGCTTAAGATATCCCTTACCTCGCTTTAGGTCTCGTGAATTGATTCCTTCATCAAGCCCAAATTGAGGTAACTTACTATGCCTACAGATTAGCTTACGCCTTACCTGCGGGCGTAGTGTCTCTGAGGTGCAGATAACTACATTCTTTCCTTGCATGATAGCTGCGTGCCAAGCTAATTGAATAGTTGCAAGGCTAGTCTTACCAGATGATGAATAGCCTACTACTAGATCCAGTTCACCATTCTGTAAACCTCCACCAAGCTTATCATCTAGTTCAGGAATACCAAACTTGATACCACCGAATGTCCTAGCTGATAAGTACTCTTGCATAATCTCTTCAGCCTCAGTACGTGAATCACCCTCAGGAGATTCTTGCATACTGAGGTCTCTATCGATTTCAGCAAACTTAGTGAGGATATGTTTACGTGCATCATCGTGCCCGAATAAATCCTCACCTCTAGAGTCTTTAGCTCCACGGTTAAGGATTTCCATACCCTCAGTAATTGCCTGAGCAGTATCCTGAGCAGCAGCTAATTCCTTAAGCTGCTCGACACTCCACTTAAAATCAGATTCATCTACCTCTGATGCAGCAAGTACATCATAAGTAGTCTCATATAGAGCAATCTTACCTGCATCTACATTCCTCTTACTAAGCTGCTCAATCAATGCATTCTTAGTAAGTACACCACCAGCAGTTTCTAGGTAGCGCTCCATAAGCATGTAAAGAGCTTTATACTGAGGATCAGGGAAATGATCTACAGTAAGCTGAATCAAAGCCTTATTGAGAAGGTCTAGACGCTTAGGAAGAATTGCTCCAAGTACTACCTTACTATGCTCTAACGAGGTACGAGCCATTAACTTCCTTTCTTAACGAATGCCTTAAGGATATCACTCTCATTAATAAAATGAGTTTTAGTTATAGGCAATCCAACCTCAAGGACAATCTCACCTCGACATGTTGGTGTGGTAGATACCACAACACCCATACCCGCTACTGTATCACCTTCGACAAGATCCTGCACCTCTACCTCACGCCACTCCCTTGTCACACCTGTACGATCTAAGTCAACCTTAGGACGAGAGAGGTCAGGCTTTACTGTCTTATTCCTAAATCCTGCTGGCATTGAAACCTCCTGTAGATCCATGCCCACCTAAACCACGAACAGATTCATTTAATTCGTCTACCTCTTCAAAGTCAGCGATACCGACTTCTTGAAAGATAATCTGAGCAATTCTATCGTGAATGCAGAATGAGTATGGTGTTACGTTAGTGTTATGTAAATTGATTTTAATTTCTCCACGGAATCCTGCATCGATAGTCCCCGGAGAGTTCAATACAGTCACACCTAGCTTAGCTGCTAGTCCAGACCTAGGATGAATAAGACCAACCCAGCCATAGGGAATTTCAATGGCAATTCCTGTAGAAATTAGCCTTTGCTCTCCTGGTTCTAATACTCCATACTCGATAGAGTAAATATCTGCACCGGCATCTCCATACTTAGAGTATGTAGGAATTTTGGCTAAATCATGTAGCCTTTTAATTTTAATAGGTAGTGACACTTATCCTCTTTCTACTGCTGCGTATAATAATGCTTCTTTAACTGAAGAGACTGCTGATGCATGGAGTTGAGAAATCTTAGCTTCAGCTAAATCAAGTTCCTCTGAAATCTTCCTAAAATCTAATCTACTGTAGTAATGTAATACCAATACAAGCTGCTCAGCCATTGGAAGATTGCGGACAGTGTCAATGAAAATATCTGTCATCTCTCTTGCAAAGACTGAGCCCTCTGTATCGATTTCATCCTTTACTTGATTCTCATTAGAGTTACCTGGTTCATATCCTGATCCAGATGTATTAAGGTGTGCATCTAAGCTAACTGGCCTGGCAGCTAATCTAGCATTAACCTTATTGATTTCAGATACAGTCATCTCAGTACGTTCAGCAAGTACCTCTACAGGTACTCCCTCATCCTGACCTGCCTCTTTTAGTTTCTTAGATTTGCTTCTCAGAGTTCTAGTAGCCCAATCATCTGAGCGGATACTATCCCTGATAGTACCACGAATCCTCAAGCTAGCAAAGACCTTAAAGTACTGCACAGCACTAGGCTCATATCCTTTACGTTCACAATATGATTCCCAGCGATTAGCCGCATCAGTAAGCCCTAAATAAGCTAATCCTAGCATGTCATCTTTATCTAATGCATGGGTAGCAGTGCGCCACTCTCGCAGCGCAATCTGTTTAGCCAAACTAAGATGCTCTAGGATCAGAGTATCTTTATCGTAATTCACCTACTACTACCCCCGATCATTTGAAGCAATTCAAGTGGAGATAGTGCAGCAAACAATTCACTACGAGAATCCCAGATATGATCAATAAGGGCCTGCTCACGCTCAAGAGCAGGAAGATAACCTTCCTCCTGCGTACCTATAGTAAGAAGGTTATGAACGTAAACTGACTTATGAGCTGAGCCATCTCGCCTTACACGCCCGGCTAGCTGTTCCATTCTTGAAGGATTCATAATCATATCCACATTTACTAGATGCCTAGCAATCTGTAGGTTTAGTGACTGCTCAATTGAGGTTGTACCAATCAATACTCTACAATCAGGGTTCTGCCAGAATTCTTGCTGTGCCGCATAGCGCTCAGCATTATTCTTATTCTCTCCCCAAATAGTAACGTATTGAACTCCCGCCCTATCTAGCCTTGCCTGAAGAGCACGAACATTATTTCTAAAATTGATAAAGGTTACTACTTTATCTTCACTAAGGTCACCATCTACTAGTTTATCCTCAAGCCAATCCAGCTTAACTGATGTTCTTGGCCTATCAGCCTCACCTAATGCTGCAAGTCCTCCACAGATTTGTGCTCCGTAAATGAATTTAGCAATAGCTGTAGCTCTTTTGACCTCTGTACCCTCAGCCTTAATAATCCTCAATACACCGGCTTTTAGGTCATTATACTTTTCCATCTGTAATGGATAAGGATCAAGAAATACGTTAGTAGAAATTACAGCAGGTAGATCAACGTCATCAATGTCTGCTGCTGTACGCCTTAGAGTTAAGTGAGCAATCTTTTCCTTGAACTCATCAAGATGTCTATAACCTACTACACGCTTACTAGTAATCATCTTACCATTAGATGTTTCAGTTACAGTTTGCTTATCCAGGTATCTTCTCTCAAAGGAGATGGGTGAGCCTAAGATATCTCTAATATTGAGAGGTTGCAGTACGTGATAAAGGTCATTCAGCCTTTTCTGAAGAGGCGTTCCTGTAAGAATAGGAATACGTGCACTCTTACGGGTAATTCTATTGATCGCATATGATGTTGCAGTATCTCCATTACGGAGAGGATCAACATCATCAATAAATACAGCACGGAAATTAAAGGCAAGTTCTAGTGCCTCTAAATCATTGATAAGCATCTGATAGCTAATGACGCAGATATTCCAATCTGCCGCTAAGTACTTATCAATACGCTTCTTCTTAGGACCATCACCTACAATTACCTTTACGTCCTTGAGAAGCCTATTTAGCTGATCTTCCCACTGAGGTACGGCAGCAGGTCTACAGATTACTAATACTTTATCCTCTTCAAGCTCACCGGCCTCTTTCATAATAGCGAGCATTCCAGCGGCTTGAATAGTCTTTCCTGTTCCGACAGAATCAGCTAGCAATCCTTTTTCAGCTAAGAATAGCCAGGCTACCCCCACTCGCTGATGAGCGCGAAAAATAACCCCGCACTGTTGGCAGGCAGGGTTTGGGACCTCATGGTTAGCACAAGGATCACTATTAAAGTATTTTAAATCTGGTAGCTTTACGTCTTTTAGTGTTCTAACTCTATTGGCTGCGGCTGCCTTTTTTGCCGCTGGCAGCTTACTAGCCTCAAACAGCACGCTTACTCCTAAAGTTTAGTTCGCTTGTTTTTCTTAGTGGAAATCGAACGAGCCGACTCCACTACCTGCACGACGTAGATCACGTCTTCTTGGAATGCCAAGTATGCATCTTCTAAGAGTGTAGCATACCTGTCCCAGTTAGGGGAAGCGGCAGGTGAATGTAGGAGTCGGCTCGTCAAATTATCCTCTACTTTTCGTAAGTGTCAGGTACCAACTTAGGTGCTGCCTCTGTCTGGTTATTGTCAAGGGCCTTTAGGGCATCCTTACCAACAGATCCAACTGAACCTACTAGAATACCTAGAACAGTCTGTGTCAATAGTCCCATCTGGTCTAGAGACATGTTTGCAAAGCTGACTGCTGAAGCGAAGTCTACGTGAGCAGTTAGGTATACAGCCACAATTCCAAGTACCCAAGCTAGTAGCTGAGTAACAATTGCACTTGTATCCTTACCACGTAGCTGACGTACAAAGTCAACAAACTTCTTTACTACAGCAGCAATAAGAGCTAGGGTTCCCATTTCTTTCCTCCTTGTGGAGATAAGTAAAACAGTTACTTATCTTAAGTATAATTGATCTTGTTACTTTAGTCAATTTTTCTGACTAACATAAATGAATTGGCTCTTAATGTAGTTACCGCAGCATTAGATGTGTTCTGTGCCCACTTCAATTGGAAATTACCTGCTGTTGCACCATTAAGGACAATAATTGTTTCTTTCGCTCCACTCCATGAAGTATCTGAGAATACTCCGAATGCTGGTTCTGAGGCTGGTACGTGAATACTAGTTCTCATTGTTACGTTAGAGTTAGATGTTGCAGCTACATCAGGACCAAGAGACCAACGATAAACCGTAGATCCAGCAGGTGCATTCCAAGCAAGTTTAAAGTCTCCTGCTGTTCCTGAGATCATCATATAGAATTCGATAAGATAGTTAGTGTTTGCTGCTAATGCTACAACCATATCTGGATCTACTGAAGTTGTAGCAGTAGATGTCCTTGTTGCATCAGTAGTTTTTCGAATTACCTGGGTGTAGCCTTTACCTGTCCCTGAAATATCTCCTACGACATTTAAATCGGTAACTACGTCTCCACCAAGGTTTAAATCGCCTGCCACATCTAAATCATTTACACTCGTAGCACCAGTTACATCAAGAGTACTACCTAGTGATAGACCTGCCCCCGCTAGAGCTAGCTGAGCTGTTGTAGGGCGGTACAAGTGCACCTCTGGTAGAGCGTTACCAGGTCCGAACTTGATTCCATCATGATCAAGCTGCATACGTGATTGAGTATCTGCTGCCTGCCTAAATCTTAATAGAGTAGGTTGTGCTGCAATTGTAGCTACAACAACATCGATTACTGAGTTAGGTACTAAAGTTCCGATACCAATCTTCTTAGCGGTATCCATAAGAATATCTCCTACGAATGCCGCACCAGCAGATAGAATCTGGGTCCATACACCAGCCTTGTTATAGCTTACTTTACCAGTATCAGTATTGTACCTACCCATACCATTGAATGTAGTTGATGGTGGAGTAGATTCCAGAGCAGGAACAAACCCCATAGTAGCATCTATCTTCTCTAAGTTGTCGTTTAGATCCGTAGCTACATTGATTGGTTCACTACCATCATCTGCTGGTAAGTAAAGTCCCACTCTGGGGGTTGTTCCTGACATCTGTACCTCCTAGGTTACACGTTAAGTCTTACTACTAAATCGGTACTCTCTCCACTCAGATCCAAGTGTAGGTAAGTATCTGTCCCTTAGAACATCGCTCTCAAGACATCATGCTGATCTGTAATAATTGCATCTACACCAGCGTTGTTAAGAGCAGTCCATTTTGCAGGAACATCATCAGCAGCATTATTAGTAGTCCAAGTAAATACCTGAAGACCGTATGCGTGATAGTAATTGACAAAGTTAGTATTAACAGCAGGCCAGTTTACAGTAATTCCTGAAGCTCCCATAGCTTGAATTGATTCTCCTGTGCGCATAGTTCCTGATGCAGGAGTCTCAAACAAGTAATAAGTTAGGTTATTGTAACCATAGCTCTTCATAGCTGCAATACTTGCGGCAGTTCCCTGCCAGATAACCTTGGACTCATACCCGAAGCTAGTGATATAGTAGTACAGGTTCTCTGCCTGCTCCTGTGTGGGAGTTTCCTTAATGTCCATGAGTAATTTGATATTATCTACTGAAGCAGCATTAAAGAATTCCCAACCATAAGGTGGGTGAACCTTAGCTTTTACATCGCCACCATCACCTACATAGGTACCATGGTACTGAGGATATACCCAAGTACCATTAGCATTCTTATCATCCCACTGATCATAATCAGCAGCATCTAAATCATTGATAGGTCCAAGCCAATAACTATTCAGTAGACCTGTTCCATTAGTAGTAGGATCTACCTCTGCATTGTGCATAGCGATAGGCATATTAGACCTGTTCCATCTAATATCAATCTCTACCCAGGTAGCGCCTAATGACGCTGCCTTATCAATTCCCTGAATAGTATTTTCAGGTGCATCACCCTTACCTGTAGCGTGAGCAATAGATTCTACAGTAGTAGAGCTTACTGTTACAGGTACCTTAGGCTTAGCGGATACTGGTGCAGCACTGAAGAGAGTCATCACTGTAATTGTCGATGCTGCTAGAATACTCTTAAACACTTTCATCCTTTACTTGACGTATACGATAGTTAGGACAGGCTCGTTAGACTGTCCATTACCATTGAATTTACCGTACTGAGTTTTAGAGCCTGAGGTAGGACCCAAGGCAATACCCTTAGCTGCACCAGACTTGAAATCATTTCCAATTCCAGTACCAAGGCTTACTTTACGCTTTCCAGGCTTAGGCCAGTTAGATGATGAAACTCTTTGCTCATCTACTCTTGAGCCCGACCATGATCCCGGCCTACCGGTATAGTTATGTGTACCGATACGAGCGGTTCCTCCATCATTCCAGTACCAATGGTTTGCATACAGTGTAACATAACATGCCTTAATTGTCGCGCCCTTAGTATCCTTCATAATCTGAGCATAGTTGAATCCACACAATGATCGTGCATCGTTTAGCCATGAATCAGCTCCGGAATCACCTTGTACCATTTGTGATCCATGAGATGATGAATAGTCACCGTTTGAACGATAAGTTCCAGACCAGGTAGCTGAATATGTTTTAGTGTATTCAACCTTAGGCTTTGGCTTAGGTGGCTTTGATACATTGTTAGTAGGATCTGTAGGCGCTGGTGCATTGTAAACATCAATTCCAGCATCGTTGAGAATTACTGTATCTGTCTTAGGTAGACCTACATCCTCAACCCAAATCAGGGTAGTGTTTTCTGGCTGGCCAGATCCACCAGGAGGGTTAAGGGTAGCAATACCATTAGTGCAGTAGAATGATACAAGTACTCTATGTAGCCCTGGTGTGAATGTACCTGAGTAAATAATCTGAGCGCCCTGGTTAGCGGCAGGACCATCAACGCCTGGTGCGATAGCCTGCTGAAGATATGGTAATGCAAGAGATGGGTCATCTTCACCAGCATCTCTTAAACGCAATACCAATCTATCTGTTGCTACAGTAGATTCCCATTCAGTTACGAAACAGATCATATAAGTTCTAGATTCCTCAGCGATGAAGCTGATCTCCATGAAACCTCGTTCAATGTTTACACCAGCACCTACATAAGATGCACCGGTATAGCTACCGATTGAGATAACTCCCTTAGAGCGAGGGTTGATGATTTCTTCTAGAAGTAATTCTCCTTGAATAGTAATATCATCAGAGATAGTAGCGCTCTGGAATGAACCTCTACCTGTACCATCAATTCCTGCTAATGTTTGAGTAGGATCTTCTAGATCCTTGATCATTAGGAAGTTACCGTTTTCAGCAGGGTTACCTAGAAGGCTAACAGTAGCATCCTCATCCTCTGAGAAGATCCTGAATCCTTCAAAGTTCATTTCAGCGCGAGCACCTGTCTCCGCTGTCTTGATAACACCTGCCAAAATAATAGATGAGCTGATAGTACCGGCAGTAATCTTTGATGCTGTCAGATCACTGATATGTGCATCATCGATTAGGTTAATAGTAGATGTAACAGCAGGAGATGGGCCAGACTTGTTTCCAGCCTTATCTACAGCAATTACTCTTACCCAAATATTATCTGTACTTTCCAAATTGAATGTCTGGATTACAGGAGTCCCTGACCTAATCATACCCTGATCAGCAATAATCTTTCCTACTCTGGTAGATTCATCAGGGTAGAATGATGGGCCACCTACGTGAATTTCTAGGTGAGACATATCAGGAGGTAGGTTGAACTGTCCTCCATCAAATCTACCTAAGAAGTGCTGCACCTGAATACCTAGTAAACTAGATGCAATTACAGGTGGTGCAGGCATAGGTGGAGCGATCGTATCTCTATTGGCTGAAAATGTGTAAATATCTGACCACTCAGAGAAATGCTGAGGTGTTGAAGAATCAACTGCACGAATCTGAACTTCATAATCAACACCAGGGCTTAGCTCCTGGATTACTGTACTAAGATCATCCCAGCCTACATAAAGTACTTGCCACCCTGAATTAGTAATAGGTGGAATTGTAGGCTGACCCCAAGTGTAAACCTCATTCCAATCATACTGGTGAGCTTCCTCCCATGTTGCAGGGTAATCAGCACTTACATCAGGACGGTACCTTAATTCAAAGTGGTGACCATCACTGATAATAGATCCATCAGTATTGGTAGGAAGTGTCCATGATAATTCAGCCTGAGCGCGGACAGATACTCCATCAGCAGGGTAGTAAACATTACTGAATACTGAAACAAATTCAGGAGTCATAGGTACAGTTTTATCACCCGGCGCAGCAGGTACCCAGAATCCATTTGCGTAAGTAAGTACATCACCCTCTACAGGGTTTGGAATTACTACATCTTTCAATCCTGCTAGAGTAGCCTGCTCAAGTAATACGGCAGCACTAATAGCACTTCCTAGTGTTGTTCCACCAGAAGCGCTTGAAGGTGACATATTGTCAACTTGAGACTTAAGTCTTTGAGCTAGTAGCTCCATTCGTGATTGTAGAGTTAGTTCTACAGTAGTAATTCCATCGCTAACAACCTGAACAGCAATCCCGACAACTCTCCACTGACCAACAGTGATGTTATTCTTGGAATCGATATTTTCGATTGAGATCCAATCTCCTACATCGTAATCCTCAAATACTCGCCTACCTGGCTGGTCAGCAGCAACTACTACCTTCCAAGATGTTTTTTCACCCTTTAATTCTTCCAGGGATGAATCAAGTACTAGAGCTAGATTAGCTACATCATCAGCGTTTCCGGCCTGAATAAATGCCTCACGCCTCTGAAACTTATCGATAGAGTCAGCATCCTCAATGTAAGCATATTCTCCAGCAGCATTCTTACCAACGATAGAGTTAGCAATCTGGTCTCTACTGCGAGAACGTTCCTTACTGATCTGTGATCCCGCCTCATGAAATACTACATCTTCCTTAGCGAAGAATACAGGAGGAATAACAATATCACCCTTAGTACGCTGGTAAATCTTCAGCTTGAAATCAGGGTCCATAATCCAGTCAGCCTGCTGGATTTGTGCAAGGTCATTTAATGCTAGAGATAGCTTAGTACCTTCTTGCACATCAACGATAGGCTTACCAATCCAAGCTAATCCACGAGAATCAACTGCATCAGTAAAGTCAGGATCTACGTAAGGAATTGTTCCACGACTTTGGGCAGCACCCAACAACTCTAAGAACAGTGCCATTACAGGCTCTACAGCAGGAATAGCAGTCAGGTTCATCTTAAAGAAGTATGCTGATAGAGGTAATGCAATTCCTACGTTACCGATAAGGTCAAGTCCTAGTTGAGCTACAACAGGTGAAGCATCCCAGGTGTAAGCTGATCTGAACCTCTCAGTCCATACAGTGTCATCAGGTGAAGTGTCAAAGACTACAAATCCGTTATCTTCACGGATTCTCCAATACTTCATTGCGCCCATATTCATAGCCCAGTCCTCAATGGCTACGCTTGAGTTATTAGATACTTCAGCAATCATTCTTAGCTCATTGTTTACTCTAGCAGTATACATACGAGCATAATTGTTAGATGACCCTGCATAGCTAAGCTTCAGTACAGTATGGATCTGTCCATCTGCTGCTGGATCTGATGGGGCGACATCTACACCAATGGAGATACCAGAGCTATCAAAGTCGTACTCGCCTGAGCGCACATAAATAGATCCTGCTGAGGATAGAGTTAGCTTAAGGTGTCCAAAGCTGTCATCTGTAACAATACCATTAGCAAATGTATCTCGTGCTAATGCCCATACAGTTAGCTTATCATTAACTACCTTGGCTGCCTTAGCCTTATCTAGGGCTACCTTAGCCTCATTAAGCTGCTTAGTAGCTTCCTTCTTCTCAGCGGCAGTAGATGTTTTATCCTTATACACTGCCGCATAATCAACCTTCTCAGCATTGTATGCAGCAGTAGCTTGAGTAACATCTTCAGTTAGGTTTTTATTAGCTTCAACAAATCTATCGTGATCTGCTGATGCCTCCTGCTTAGCGCCAAGGGAGGTTAAAGAGATTCCAGTACGGTAACCTGTATTTTCCCAGATGTCAGTATTAAGTGTCTCTCCGGTAAATGGATCAACCAATGTCTCTAGCTTGGTGATAATGTTATCCGGGAATCCTGTAGGGTATACGCTAGCCCATTCAAGAACCTTACCTGTTCCTGATCCTGAGACAGTAGCGGAACGGATCTCTGCATCATTAATCTGGGAATCTACTACAGCAGTACCTAAAACCTGGAAACGAATCTTTCCATCGAAACGGATTTCCCACAGATTCTCATAATCAAAAAGCTCTTCAATAGATGAACCATTAGCTAGAGTATTCTGAAACAGTGGATGATCTAAGTTAAGTGAGAATGATGATGCACCGAATGCACTTAGTTCACGAGAGAATGTAAGGCTAGTAAAGTCATTGGTCCTCAAAAGCTCAGTTTGAAAATCATCATGAGCACGGCAAATAAGCTCCCACCCAATACTTCCATACGGAATTTCTGGTTCCGATACGAGAGCACTTAAAGTAAATGGAAGCCTTTTTGGCAATACGCCAGTGAAACCATATGCCTTCACGGTCCCTGGGCGAACCAGGCCACCTAAATTGAAGGGGATCTTATGAGGTAGTGATGCTAGACTCACGGCCTTACACTCCTAAAATTAACCATTGATTAGCTTAGTAACTGTCATATATGAAGATGCTCGCATAACTGTCTGAGCAGCGTTAGATGTATTCTGAGCGTGCTGAAGAGTTACGTTCCCAGGTGTAGCACCAATAGAGATTACGAACCTCTCCTGAATAGATGTCCAGAAGTTATCATCACTGTTCAAACCATATGCGATACTGGCGCCATAACCATGAGCACCAGTTCTCATATTAGTATCGTCTCGGTTAGTAGATGCAGCAGTAGGGCCAAGAACTGATCTTAATCCACCGGCGCCAGATGGTACTGACCAAGCTAATACAATGTCTCCTGCACCACCTGAACAGATAGCATATAATTCTACCTTGTACTTTGTATTGGCTACAGCAGCAAACTTCAACACGGTATCGTCATTCAAAGTTACATCACTAGAATAACCCTGATCTACTGACTTATATACGGTGAATGTAGATTCCCATGCTGATTCGGGTAATCCGTGCACACCAGCAGGTGTAGTGTTAGCCATGTGGTCCTGAGGTTCTTGGAAGTCACGAGCAGATACACCATGAACAATAGCTGAACCTGATGCATGAGTTTTGGCGGTAGTACCGTCAGATGCACGAGTAATGATTAAAGTACCAGGAGATCCGCCCTTAGGGCCTGTAACTGTTACCAATTCCTCATTTGAGGTATCTGGTTCTAATCTAAGAGTATATGGGTACTGTGAAGGGAAACCTGTTGTTGAGGCAGGAGTGATTTCGGTAGCACCTGTAGAGATACCACCTACGTTAGATAGAGTAGTAAGAACTGCAACGTTGCTGTAGTAACGCATTTATAAACCTTTCACAGATATGCTGGTCTGAATGTAATGACCGCGTTCCCGGAACTATTACCGAGAGATGTTAATTTCAAAGTATTATTACCTGGCGCTAATCTCATCCAAGCTCGGAAACCTGAGTGAGTAACTGAACCTACCAGGTTACTGTTATCGAATGTATTAGTAACTGTAAAATCACCAACACTCACGTTTACCTCATCGGCTACTACTGCGGTATTTACTCTAAACCAGGTATGAGGATTGGTAGTCTGATTGGTCAGGGTAGGAGAAACTAATTCACCATATAATTCAATATTTAAAGTCAACCAGGCATCAATGTCTCCAGGGTTGTTCACTACTACCAGATCCCCTACTTCGAGCGTCTGCGTTAATTCTGGGCCGTAGAAATAGGGGTCTGAGAGTAGTAGGTCAACTGCGAAGTCAGCTCTTGTACGACCTGTCATAGTAGGGTCCATAGTTCCCGCTAATTCACAGAGTGCAGTAGCCTCTCGCAATACTGGGGCTGAGGCATTCTCCCACCAACGACGAGTCAAAACTAATTGCTCATCAGGTGACCAGAATGCCTTCTGCAATGCTCGCCAGTTATCATTGAATTGGGTAAGTTGATTCTCACCTGGTTGATCTGTATCAGGATCAATTCCCGCAACCCACATAGCTAAGGTAATGATTCTAGAGTCAGCTTTTTTGGCTCTGAATGATCTACCATCACGGAAGGGGTAAAGAACGTTATCCCCTCTTAGCTTAGGTACAGCTAAACGTGATCCTCCAACTGTTTTAATAGAATGGCAATACTGGTTGAGAGATATTCCACCAATCTCCCAATACTCATCTGAACTGTTAGACATTCTTTACCTCCCTCCTAGAATAGTAGATTAGTCCTGTAAAGGGCATCTCTGATTGAATCTCCTGCACGCTCTGGTACAGGGTTGTTAATGATAACGTCACCAAATGTCCTTGAAGTATCTGTTGAATTATTAACTACTGCGCTTGCAGCAGGTGATAGAGTTCTTGGAGTTGAAGGAAGTGGAGTTTGCTGACTTGGTGCCAGGTTATCCATTCCCATCATCTTCATAAGGTCTACCAGACCACCATCCTTGAAAGCCCAGTGATCGTGAGCATTTCCACCAGCGAAGTTGTGCTGATTCCAAATTGCACCAGTATAACGATGTGGCTTACCATTGTGTAGGTTAAGATCGTTATATGGAGTAATAAGTTCCTTGGTGCGGGCACCATAGTTAGCACGAATCCACTGAGCTACATCTCTACGTGGCGGAAGGTCAACGGCTCTACCTACAGAGTGATAAGACCTGTTTCCTGATAGTGTTCTAGCTCCTGGGCGGAAACCAGAGATAAGCTGCAAGCCAGGGAATGCCTGACGAAGTACTGCCATCTGCCACTTATAACCATTTCCACCTGCCGCACCACCAAGGCCACCTAAATCATTAGCCCATGCCTTCTTGATCATAGTGTCTGATGTATCTACAGGGAATGGCCATCCAACACCTCCACCCTTAGCGAAGTTATGACCACCTGAAGCACATGCAGGACAATTCTTACTATGTGAACCTCCACTAGCGAATCCATGACCATCATCAGGTAAAGCCTCCTGAATAACTGCCTTATCAAGCTTACGAGTTCTTAATGCTTCCATCAAAGGCATACCGTAATACTCTACGGCATCAGTAGGCTGAACAAACTCACCGTTAGATAGCCATGCCTGAATAGAGTCAGAGGTACGAGTACCCTGACCATAAACGGGACCACCAGTAGCATAACCATGAGCATTAGCACGAGCCTTAGACTGCTCTACTTCCTTAGCAGCCTCATCTAGACTCTTACCACTCTGTAGGGATGCCTGCAATGCCTTAAGATCCTGCATTTGCTGGTAAACCTTAACGTATCCCTGAGTTTCAATGTTAGTCTTAACATCATCAGGTACGTCACCATAAGCATCAATAAGTTTACGAGTTTCAGTCTTGCTCAAGTTAGCCTTATCAGCCTCTCTCTGCAACTCCTTAATTCTAGCCTGGTGGCGCCTTAATGCCTGATCCATAGGAGTACCAGATGCGATATCCTGTAAATAAAGCTCACGTGTAGCCTTTGCTGCTTCCTCAAGGGCATCACGGTTACGTAGACCTGCTCTACTATGAACGTCAAGGCTTCTACCGTTAGCAGAAATAGAATCCTTTAAATCAAGCATTCTACTAGACCATGATTCAGTTGCCTCAGTGGCATTGATCATAGCACCCTTTTCATCATTGATGATATCCCTAAGGGCACTACTCTTGTTCTCAGCAGATGAGGTAGCGCTAGATAATGTATCAAGAGCTGAAGATAGCTTTTGGATTCTACCCTGGATTTCTCCCGCAGCAGTAGCGCTGTTTACTTGCTCTTGAGTAAGTCCACTCAACCTATCCTGATAAGTTCTACTGATATCAGCAGCATTACTCATGACAGCATTTTGACGAGTCTGAGCATCAGCTACCTCGTTAATCTGCTTCTTATATGCAATAGCCGCATTCACAGCATCCTGAGGACCCTGCTTACCAGCTAACTTATCAGCTTCACCCTGGCCACCAATACTATTGTAGTTCTCAGGAACTTGTGCCTGAAGATACTTGATCTGAGCATCAAGCTGAGCGTTAACTCTACTCAAGCTCTGAGACTGGTTATTTAGCGCACCAGAAACATCCTTTACGCTAAGGCCATAACTCTTAGAACTTTCAAGAATACTTCTAAGCTTTTCATCAGTCTGAGCAAGCTGGTCAATTCCAGAGGAATCTCCCTGTGATAGGTCAGAGTATGCATTCTTTAGTGCTAGGAATGCATCCTTAGTATCTTGTGCCTCCTGCTTGTTATTAGCTAATTCAGATGTGATAGCTCCTACTAGAACTGTAGCTCCAATTAATGCCACACCCCATGGCCCGCCAACAAATGATGACAGGCTACTTAATGCACCTCTTGCTACACCTCCAGCGGCACGTACACCATTAAGAGCACTTGCGAATCTACCAGTTTGAGTAGCAGCTCTAGTAGATGCATTACCTACTCGTTCAGTTGCCTTAGCCTGCTGATCTAATACCTCAGACCCGATTGCACCAACTGATCCAACAGTGCTTGGAATATTCTTAGGTAATGCTTGCTGTCCACCAACAGTAGATAGTCCGGCAGCTCCACGTGCAGCATCGGCAAAGGCACCTGATAGATTACCCTTGTTACGAGTCATCCATGTAAAGAAGTCCCATAGCTTGAATAGTCCTGTAAACCTAGCAACTACAGATACCGCAGCAATAGCAGCAACTCCAGCAGCAACAGATCCTAGAACATTACTAATACCAGGAAGAGCTGCGATGTTGAATAATAATTCTGCAAAACTAGCCAGTACAGTTACGAATACACTAAGAGCCTGTGTTGCTCCACTATCCAAGAACTTAGCGATAGCATCTAGAAGATCACCAATTGCCTCTGTAACTGTTACAGCAATTCCTGACTCATTTAGCTGACGTAGAATTTCAAGAATAGGTGGAAGAACTCTAGTACGTAGAGTATCTAGCAATGCAACCATTGTAGAGATACTATCCTGGTCAGATGCTAGTCCAGCAATTCCACGAGCTAGATCACGGATAAGAGCACCAATACTTGTTAGCACTGGCTGAATATCCTGCATCCACTTACGTAGAGGTGAGTTAGCTGCTTCCTGCTGCTCAGCTACATCTGCCCATCCACCAGTGATATCCTCAAGAGTTCTTAGGTAATCCTGTCCCTGATCTACTGTAGACTGGAAGAATGAATTAACTACATTACCTAGGTTCTTAAGGATCTGCCATAGAATCTGAGCGGATTCAGTTGTCTGATCAAGGAATGTTAAAATAGTTCCATCAGAGCGAGCTTGAGCTGACCATTCCGCAAATGCTTCAGCGCCATCCTTTAATGCTCCTGTTACCCAGCGAGTAAATGGTGCAGCAGCCACGGCGATATTACGGAACACGTTAATTAACGCGAAACCGGCCTTACCCATATTCTCAATGTTCTTAGCATTTTCATTAGCGATGATACCAAAGTCACGCTTCCACGGACCTGAGGTAAGCATTCTAATACCTTCATCAGCAAGTCTACCTACAGCAGAGGCTGACTTACCAAAGAAGTTCTCTGAGATAGGAAGTAGCTTATTAAGACGTTCAGTCTGATCAGCAATTTCTACAAAGAACTTTTCGCTAACACGTCTCTGTCCTTCAGCATATGCTTCGGTGAACGCTACAAACGCCTCAGTAACCTTCTGTGTTGCCGGATCAAGGTTCTTTAGGGCAAGCTCATACTTCTGAGTAGCTGTAAGAGCCTTCTCAGTTCCTAATCTTGCCTTTTCCTCAGCTTCAGCCTGCTGCTCTCTAGCCTGACGGGCATTCTTTAGAAGCTCAGCCATTCCACCAAGAGCTTGCTTAGTTCCTCCAATAGCTCCAATAAATGCAAAGATCAATCCAGGACCAGCAGCTAGTAATCCAGAAAGTGATCCTAGTGCGCTAGCAGTTCCTAATGCTCCACCACCAAGAGCACCAATTCCTGAAACAAGTGCTGGAATAGCAGATACGATTACACCGATAAGTCCAGGCATTCTATATAGCTCGCCAGATACTCGACTTAGGCGCTGTAGTAGCTTAGAGCTTGCCTCTGAGAAGTCATCGAATCCAGAAACAAATGACTGGATAAAGTTTCCTCCACCACCGCCTCCACCTGCCGCAGCGGCTCTACGTAGCCTTTCGAATACAGTAGTTCCCTTCTCGGCCTCACTGAATACACGAGACATATCAGATAGCGCAGTTAATGCCCAGAACTTGAATGCTCTACCTGAAGGGAGCCCATCAATAATCTTAAGCTCATCCTGGATTCTCTTAGATTCCTTGATGATGTCTTCAGCAACTTCATCCTTAAATAGCTTTTGAATAGCACGTAGACTATTCAATGCTCGGGTTGTATCGATAGTAACCTGAGGATTAGCTGATTCATGTCCTAGCTTACGAAGTTCTAACTCTACAGACTTCATTGCCTGCTTGGCATCTTCAGTGTCTACATCTAAATCAAGCTTATCGAAACCAAGTACGCTTAGTGTTGCATTCAAATCTCGTAGCTTAGTAGCAAAGCCTTGTACGAATGCATTACCTGTACTAGTTCCCTCCTTAGAGAACTTATCTTGAATCTTCTTTAGCGTAGTACTGAATGTAGAGTCATTACCTAATTCGGGGGCATCCTTGGTAATCTTCTTCTTAACATTACCTACGAAACCTGCTCCGGATTCATCTCCAGCTTTAGCAAATGCCTGGCTTAATGCCTTTGTTGCAGCAGATAGGAATTGAGCATTAGATCCACTCTTGGAATCCTGCTCTAGCTTACGACCCATTCCCTTAGTAAAGGATGCGCCAGTATCTTCACCAGCCTTTTCGGCTGTAGCCTTATTCTTACCTAGATCCTCTACAGACCTCTTAGCAGAATCAGCGCTCTGCTTTTCAGCCTTAGCTCTGTCTGCTTTTGATGCTGCAACTTTTTTATCCTCAGCCATAGACTGAGCATTTAGCTTAGCTTCCTCTTCACGTAATTCACGTAGGGCGCGCTGAGCCTTCTTAGCCTCGCGGATAAGGTTGTCGAACTCTGCGAGGGCACGATAACGAGATACATGCTCTGAGCCTGATGGGCTAGTCACCGTGCAACCTCCAAGGTTTCATTTAATCGTGGCCCGGCTTACCCTCTGATAGTTTCATTCCGAACATGGCTAACATATCCATACTGTTCCTATCAGCAGCAGCCTCATAGTTCTTTTGGGCCTGAGCTTCTTGAGTTTGTGCGTTAACGGCTACCTTCTTATCTATCTGTACGGGTTTGAAATCACCCTGACCGAATAGCTCGAACTCTTCTTTATCTATCGTCAGATTAGCTGCAAACTTCATTAGTTCCTCAGAGCTGTTTGAGCCTGCCGCAGCCATTACCATAGCTAGATTTCTAGTCTGCCAGGATAGCTGAAGTCTTTGATCTCTTTGTTCCAAGAATCTAGCCTCAGTAATAGTCGCAAGTATCTGCCTTATACGACGTAAAGTGAGATCGAGAATAATGTCATCAGTCCACCCATAGGTAGAACTGATGACATTAAACGCTCTTGATATAGGGCCTACTAGATCAATTCCAGGAATATGCGGAACTACTCCGCTACTGGTGCTTGCTCTGTCATTGTCTGAGGTACTTGGCCTGTCTTCTTCGCTAGATCGAACATGCTCATTAGACGTTTTCCCAGTGCCTGCAAGTCTTCAGCTTCGCGCTGTACGATTGCCTCAATGATGGTAATAACATCTTCTAGCTCTGGGTTATAAAGCTCTTCAAACAAGGACTCAGTAAGTTCTTTATTTGTCTGCTTCTCTTCCTTGCTAAGGTTACGGCCTGCCTTTACTCCCTCAGATTCAACCATTGCTAGAAGGAAGTCGATAACCTCATCTTCAGCATCAGGGATAGCAAAACCAACTAGAGCAAATAGCTTTGCGCCAAACTCTTCAGGGGTATCGTCACCTGAGAATTTAACGTTAAGAAGCATTCCACCAGCACCGTGGGTTACGATACGTAGTAACTTGAAGAACTGTCGTGCCTTTAAAGGCTGAATAACGACTTTAGTTCCTGAAGATAATACTACAGAATCTCCTGCATTGATAATTACATCTACATCTTTTGGACTTGCTTTTGCCATTTTGGACTCCTGGTCTCAGTGGGCTTTAAGTTTTAATTACGCTGCACGGTTAACTACGCGGCCAATAGCACGCTTAGCTAGGGTTACACCCTTTTCGTTCTTGTCTGAAATAACTGCTCGACCTGTGTAGTTAAGTAGAAGTCCAGACTTGTAAGATGGTCCTGTGAAGTTAATAGGACCAAAGATTACCTTGTATAGAATGAAGTCCATTACTCGAATCTGGCCATCGCTATCCTTTGATGGAACACGAATAAGCATCGGACGAGCTGGCTGGTTTACGGAATCTTCTTCCCATAGACCCATTTCATATGTAGTTCCCTGGCCTGTACCTGAAGAGGTTAAAGTTGCACCAGATAGAAGACCAATAGTCCTGAATGGAAGATAACCAGCTTCAACGGTAACTGTGGCGAAGTTCAGCCAGAACCATGATGATAGAACGTAGTCATCACCAGTGTTATCATAGTTACCTGTATCTGCGGCAATCGTTCCAGAACGTACACCGAAAATGTCACCGAACTCTTCCTCAGTACCGTCAGTTCCATCTAGGATGGCTGCGTGGCTAATTGAGAAGCCTTCGAAATTTGATCCTGCCACTGTCTTTCCCTTTCTGTCCAAATAAAATGGAACGTGAGAGGGAAATGTAACCCTCTACTAGTATTCTTTTATATCATCGGTCAAACCCTTATTGTTCTGATGTAATTAATTAAGAACTAGTTGCCTTACTAGCGACGCATTTACCTGTAGTATCGTAGTAATGTAGTAACCTCTTAGTTCCTGGTGCTCCGTTTGCTCTTGCCCACTTGGCACAATCAGCACAGGCAATCTCCATATAGGTACCTGGCTCGGGCATATGGTCCTGAAGCAATACCAGAAACAGCTTCTTGAATTTACCTGGGCATCGTATTTCAATACCATCTTTTACAAATACTGGACCCTTTTCAGAGAAGGGAGGTAATCTCCAAATCTCTTTATCTTCATTCATTATTAGCTCCTGACATAAGTGATCTCTGATAAACTTCTGTACCTTTGCCAGGGATAAGCTGACCAACCTTCTGGTATAAACGATTTACTACACTATCCCAGCTCATCATTTGAGGAATGATCTCTGCTGCGAGATCAGCCTTCTGCTTTACCTCTGCACGATTTCTGAAGGTGTGAAGCATGAGCTGCTTCATGTGATCCTTATCAGCCCTGGCATTGTAGGTATCAGGAAAATCAAAATCTACAGGAGCTAATCTATAATCAAGAGGATATGCATATTCTGAAGATAACCATCCAGTATGTCCACCCCAATTAGTGGCGATAACTGCTCCACCCATAGATTGGAATTCCAATGCTGGCATATTTTTACCTTCTCCGCGAGAGGGGGCTAATAGTACGTGCTGCATACTATAGAACTCTTTAAGGACATCTTCAGGCCAAGATGCATAATGTACGCGAAGCTTAGGTACCCACTGCTCCATAGCTGAATGTAGACCTGGTGCTACTGTCTTTAAATGCAATTCAGCGGGTTCAAACTCCTCAGGATATTCTTCCTTAAGTTCCTTGAATGCCATAATTGATACAAACGGATCTTTACGATCGTTAAGAACTCCACACATAGCAAACCCAAAGCGATTACTGAACCAATCACGCTCTACCTTAGGCCAATTCTCAGGTAGGTATCCACCCTGTAGAACTCCTAAGGTATTGTTCGGACCTGCATAAGGTTCAAAGCAAGCCTTTGTTACTTCGTCATAACCAAAAATAACATCATAATTTCTTAGGGCCTTCTTTAGCTTAGAGCGACCCTTCATATTTTTAAGGTTGGTATATTCCCACATTGTCCACCCCACAGTGACCTTAGAACCTCTACGCTCTTCAGGCATAAGGCCAAGCTGTGCTGGATCTACATGGTGAATCATCAAATCAAATGGAGCTACTAAACGCTTCGTCAGAAGCATCGCAATATCCTCTGGTAGCGGAGCATCTACATGCGTAGGTTGCAAATATACATCTGCACCACTACGCATTAAGGCTCTAGCAATTCCAATTCCGTCATTACCATAACCTGTATACACAGACATAGGTGTCTTCAATAATACCTTTAGCATTTATCCTCCTGGGATCTCGTCAGCTAAAGGTATTATCGGTTAGAAAAATACTGCATAGTTTACTGTAGCGATTTGAATTCCGTCACCATCAATAACAGATACAGGTTCAGAGATATCTCCGATTCTGTCAGAACTGATGGTACGTAAATCATGCCACATTACAGTAGATGAATCAGTTCTATGCAAGTACTTATCAATAACTAAGAAAGTCTCATTGATTTTATCTTTAACTGATCCTGGGTTAGTAAGGTTACCTAAAGGATCTCTAATACCATTAGCCCAGATAGTTACACGAAGTCTACGTGCTCTAAATCTTGTTAGAGTATTAACCGCTAAAGGTCCACCATCCTCTAACACTAGAGCACTAACCTCTGAATACTGATCATGTTCTAGATTGACTAGAATTTCATCTCTGAAAATGAATGGGATACCATCATCAGTTTCACCTACTACAGCAACTACATCTGGTTTAGTCAGCAAGAATAGTGATGCTGCCTTTTGTACTGTGTCAGCCATCTCTACCCCTTAAAGAAATCTTGCATAGCTTGAATGTATCCTGAGCTTAAACGCTCTGCTGGTGCTAGGAAATCGTGAGCACCTTCGCGCTCTCTTTCATACTCAGCATAGTCAACTGGATTATTGATTCCGGTAGTTGGGCCACCGTATGAAATCTCACCCTGCCAGGAATTATTATCCATTTTAAACTCAGACCTACCTGAACCCTTCAGGGATCTAGTAATAACGTGTACGGCCGCCTGAGTGGCCCTAAACTGGTCCTCTAGAACGATCTCGAAGGCAAGTAGGTCAGCACTAGATGGTCCATCAGCTAGGCGATTAACCTCAGCCTCGATCCCAGCATAAGTACGTTCTATCTTGATCACTTCAACGCTCCTGATGGATATGCAAATCCCGCCTGGTTTACTTCATTAACCTGGACTTCAATATGATGAGTAGCATTGAATCCTTGAGCTTCATCGGGGCGCATCTTCAATAGAAACATAGAACCTAGATGCGGGCCATCGATTACCTTAATAATTTGCCCACCTTGAAGTGCGGGAGTGTAGCTACAAAGCATTACTCCCGTACGATCTGGACTTCTTCCCGCTACTACAGGAGCAGGTGCATCTTTTCCTGGGCGCAAGAAAATAAGATCAAGTCTGCATTTCATTTCGCCTGGTGCGCATGTTGGATCAAAGTTATCATCTGATTTAGCCCAGGTCTGCACTCTCGCAGCATCTACTACTGTAGTAACCGACTCTAGGATCTCTACACGAGAAGCAAATAAATGTCTCATTGTAATCTCCTAGGGTAATGGGTGATGGTGAATTACTTCAGGCCAAGTATCAATTTCCCAGGCACCCCTAAAATCATCATTATATGATCCTGTTGCGCCTACGATCTTGTTTTTTCCGTTCCTGCCTGATCCCTCTTCTAACCCATCCCATTCCATACCCTCAATAGATCCAGATGAGCCGATTGCAGATCCTCCTGCACGTAATTTACTTACGGCAAGATCAAACCAGGTTACTCCGGTATCATTGCCCTTCTTCACAGACTTAGTAAGCCTAGTGTAAGAGTAAGATCCGATTGTCTCAGATTGGAATGGTGAGGATGTAGATTCCTTATATGGCTGACTTAAGTAAAGACTGTCAGCCATATCCAGGATTCCGTACTTAGCTAAATTGAATAGGTTAGGATCTGTCGGATACTCATCTATTTCAGTAGCTAAGTAAAATAGCAGGGTAGCTTGAGTTAACGCCTCTGAAGCAAAGTCGCCAAATGTGTTGCTGGCCCTACCTGTAAAAGTAGCTAAGTCCGCTACAGTTGGTGGCGTTAAACTCATGCTAGTTACCTTCTTTCAAACTTTACAGCGCCGAAACGACGCTTCTGCTCTTCATCGCCCATACTCATCCAAGGCTTTTCCTTAGACTTATGAACCTGAACAAATTCACCCTTCTTCCACACAGTCTGTGCATAAGTAAGTCCACTCTCAAGGAAGTTAATAGTGAAATAATCTTCATCATCTGTAGGCTCACTGCGACCGTCTAGAGCTGCGGTAGTCTGACGAACACGATTCTTCTCTTCCTCTCGATCCTCCTGTACTAGCTGAGGGGATGGCCCCTTGCTTACATCATAAGCAATACCAGCAGAATCAGTTACGATCTGTGGCTCTGGGGTACGATCAACTGCAAAAGTTCCAGGGTTCTCCTGGTTTACTACAGTCTCATCTACAGGAAAGGCTGGTGCCATCTTAGGTGGAACGGCAGCCGCATCTGTATCTGTTTCAGTAGATGGACGTTCCTCTTCAGAAGTTCCAGGATTTTCCTGATTCTCTACTGTAGGATCTACAGCCTTTGTAGCTGTCTTCCTTGGCTTTGCTGGCACAACAATCACTACCTCTCTACTTCAGCGTTATCGCTATTTCTTACATCGGAATATCTCTTCGCTAAACGCTTCCTAATTCCTGCTCCGCGTTTACCAAATTGTACTTCTAGGAATCCAATAACCGCAGTCAGCATGGAAATACCTAGTACCCAGAACATGGTAAGCCTTACCCATTCAACTCCTGGTACCTGAATATCCCAAATACGAAGTGATAAATAAGTGCATAGAAATACTACACCTACCATATAAATCGCAATTAATGTAGCGGTAAATGACTTATACCATCTTGATAGAGTCAAGAAGAGCAAAGTGAAAACCATTGAACATGCAGTAAAGACAAGGAAGCCAATATCGCCCCATAGCTCTATCATTGTTGCCTCCCCCTAATCATTGAAAATCTCTTCTAGCATAAGCCTAAAGTGATTCTTTCGCCTAAGTTCCCTAAACCTACTAGTTAAATCGTCAACCTTCTCTGAGCGCTCACTAGTAGATTTCTTAGCTTGTTCTATTCTGTGCTGGATCTCATCAAGATCCTCGCCACGCTTTTCGTCCTCATTGTGGATAGTCATTTCTATCCCTCCCTGCCTGGACGCACTACGTGAGTTGTGCGAACCTTCTGCTCTTCAGCTACGCCATTATATCTGCCGTGAACTGCCTCAAGCAGTTTAACTGAGGTCTCCCCTAATTCGGTTACCACGTCAAGCTGCTTTCCCTGTAACTGCACAATAGCGAGAGTTTCATCTGCCTTAATCTTCCATTCTCTCTCACGCTCTTTGGCATCTGCAATTCTTGCATCAGCGTTAGCTTTAGCTTCTTGAATTCTAGCCTCTTGCGACTCGAATGCCTTTTGCATACCGGCTGGCGTTAATAGCCAACCACGAGCAAGCGCAATGAATAGCAAAGGCAAAGGACCGATTGTACCGATCCATGGACCAATTGCATCTAGCACACCCTGAACCTCCACCGTGACCTGCCTAATAAAGAAAATAGCCGGAACGCTCGTAAGCGCCCGGCTATTATACACTGCTTACTATTAAGTTAATCGGTTCATTTATGGCTTATATAGTCAACAGTGTACTTGTTCAGTTTTTAGAACTACTTAAGAAAACTGAACAATTCTATCAGATTACAGAAAGCTCAGTCCATCCACGCTCGCCAGCAGCAGATCCTACAGCCATACCTAGCATACCTGGCCTTGACCATACACCAGATCCATCATAGAACCACCTACTTGACTTCTCAGCTTCAAGGGCTGGGCAACCGAAGAAGGTACGTCCACGATCCTCTAATGTATTGAAGTGATGATAATGAGCTGTAAAGAATAGTTCAGTATTACCAATCTCTTCGAACCTACCAAGAATTTGCTTCTCGATAGCATTCTTAGAACTGATTCCACCAGTCTTAGTACCAGAACCATGTGCAATGTGTCCATGAGTAAAGTTAGCCTTAATACCACTAAGGTCTAGGTTAGTATCCTGACGATCCTCTGCAATGTGCCACGTTAGTAGATCATTGACGTGAGTACCTTCAAATACCTTCTTGGCCAGGCTAGCTACCATAGTAGAGCTGTTATCATAGATACTAGTGAGAACCTTATTAGATCCGAAACGAGTATGCTCACCATGGTTAGATGGTACAGAAGAAATCTGCATAGGTAGATTAAAACCTAGAAGCTGCCTGATACTCCATACTCGCATATCAAAATCTAGCTCGATCTGCTTTGAGTACCCCATTTCAACTTCATAAGGCTGAGATGAGTAGTTACCTACAGCACCCTCATGCTCATCACCCATGAAGGCAAGAGCAATACCATCAATAGGCATTCCTGAATCGATAAGATTGCGAATCCTATCTGAATGACCCTCGATACCGTTTGACCAGTTAGCTAGAGCCTCTTGAGTACCTGGCTTACCGATCTGAGGATCTGCTACCAGGATGGTATAAGTAAGCCCAGTTCCATTATAAATCTTACTGGCAGGATTACTAGACATAGCCTTTAGGGTTTCGCGCCACCCTGCAATGTCAAGAGTATCTTCAATAGGCTTAGCTACTTCCTCCTTCTTTTGGATTCTAGCAGCGTAGCTATATCTGAACTCTCCTGGCTTCCCCCAAGCCTTCATCGTTACGGGCTGAATTACTTCAAACTGCTCAGGGTCAAGACCCCACAGCTTGATAGTATCTGTCCAGTCAGTAATAGGCTCAGGTACAGCACCAGTCTTAATTACACCAGTATCGCCAGTAAGAGAAATACTTCCTTGCTCAGCAATTTTATCAATTTCTTCTAAGTGAGTATCCAGAAGATTTCTAAATTCACGCTGACGGCGCTTTAGTGTTTCAACATTTCGGCCTGGAAAAGCAAGTTCAAAGTCCTCCACAGTTGAACACTGAAGAAGCTTATTCTTGTTTTCATCAGTCCATTCGGTAGGTTGTGACAAAGTTTATTCCTTAATGTGAGCGCCCGTAATAATCGAGCAGCTTAAGTTAGTGTAGCACAGGGCGAATCATGTATCCAACAACTACTGTGCGTAGATTTCTTATACTCATACTACAGCAAGAAGCCACCCAGTGCAATACTGGGTGGCTTCAAGATGGATCAGGCAGATTAAGGAGTTACGTCTGCAATTACGAACTGCTCAGGACGAGTAACAATCGGTAGGAAGTTGTACTCAATTAGGATCTGACGACCTGAAGGGTCTGGCTCAGTCCAGCTCTTTGAGAAACGACCAATGAAGTTAGCAGGTGCGCTGAAGTCGGCAGTTGGACCTTCAACAAGTTCAACTGGGCGGTTAGTGTCGAAGTTACCAAGGATGATTGTGTCATCTGCTAGGTATCCGATTTCATCACCGTTATCAGCCTCGTATACATGCTCTACAGCAGTCCAGTCAAGTCCTAGGAATCCTGGTAGAGTACCTGTAGCTACGTATGCATCCTTCAGACGGTCAGATAGTAGCGCTCCACCAGCCTGTAGTACAAGAGATCCGTTTACATCTGCGTTAGCTGCGAAGCTGTGCATAATGCGGTCAAGAGTCTTCTGTGTAGCATAAGCCTTGTTTGCGTTTACACGACCATGGTTCAGGATAAGCTTACGCCATGCCTGAACATCTTCAATAATATCAGATGGTGAAGCAGTTGCCCATGCAGTAGTTGCGTTAACCTTGTGATCTGCTGGGAACTTGTAATCAATACTTGCCTGAACATCTGGGAAGTCAAGAACTAGGTTACCACCAATTGCCTTCCATAGAGTGTACTCTACGAATGCATCGATACGGCTGTTTAGGTCCTGAAGCTCACGAACAACTTCACGCTCTGCATTAACCTTACCGTTTACAGTTCCAACCTCACGTAGCCACATTAGAGTAGTAGGCTCGAAAACCTTCTTCTCACGAACGTATAGCAAGCTAGCACTTGCCTGCTCGCGGCCTAGACGACCTACGATGTGGGCTTCAGAGTTAGGAACGTTTGGCTTTGCCATCATACGAGAACCACGAATGATGTCCCATGAGAATGTCTGTGTTGGTACCTGGCGCTTTGGTGTACTATTCATCAGAATCATGTTCTGAGCGGCGGGTAGCTTTTCTACGACGCCCAATAGAACCAAAGGCTCCAATAGACTAATATCTGGCACTTTGAGTCTCCTTTTTAATTAGGGGCCGCAGTTTTTGCTTTCCCAAAAAAATAAGTAGCGACCTCAAAGAGGCCCGACCTGCACCGCCATTACTTTGGCTCTTCCAGTTGGTCTGTGTCTAATTTAAGTATCGGCAAGTTTTCTTTTGAAAGTAAGAAAACATAAACAACTAATTCTAGATAACAAAAAAGGAGCCTCGAAAGGCTCCAAATTTGTAAAGCATATACTAGAATACGAATGTTCCCATTGCTGCACTAGTACGTGCGTTAAGGTCAGTGATAGCGGAAGCATCTGCACCTGAAACAAGTGAGAGCTTTAGGGCTCCACTGATTACGATATTACCCTGCTGCTCGCCTGTACGAGTATCAGCGGCACGACGCAATACGCCTACAGCAGTATCTAGTCCGTTAGAACCAGCGTTGTTGTATACGTGATAGCGCTTAGTTGTTGAATGCTGTGCTAGAACTGTACCTGCTGGAAGAATTCCCTGGTTAGCAGCTAGTGTCACACCCTTCTGACGCAGACCAACTGCTGAGTAAAGAATCTCAGTTGGAGCATATGAATGGGTAGGGCTACTGTAACCTGGTGAAGGAATCTTCTCAAAAGAATCCGTTGCCATGTCTAATCAACCTCTCTCTATTATAATTTCTTTAGACGCCTAGAGCGCTTAGACGGGCTACTTCAGCGTTTACATCTAGCTCTACCTTTGAATCTTCAGCATCAGTTGAAGTACCTACAGCCTGGCCACTTAGATTAACCTTTGGCTCGGCTGGTAGAAGCTTGTTATATAGATCAGTATTACTCATGTAAAGCTCGATCATTGCATCTGCGCTAGCAGGGTCAATGAATCCTTCAGCTACCTTAGCCTTAACTTCAGCCTTGGCATCCTTCTCACGGTTTGATAGCTCAAGAGCATCAATTCGGTTAGTTAGCTTTACGTTATCGCTAGCTAGCTCTACTACAGCGCCAACAACCTGCTCAACAGGGGCAGAAGTGTCATCAGCGGATAGCTTTACAACACCTGCATCTGTTAGAGCTGCTACAAGCCTGTTTGAAAGCTCGGCAGTTGAGTCGGTAGCGGCTGGCTTAGCTGCCTCAGCCTGAAGAGCTACAACATCAATGCTGTGCTCATCCTTCAGAGCTGCAATAAGCTCTTCCTTAGTCATTGTTTTGTGCTCCTCTACCTCTGGTTCGTTCTCTGAACCGGAATCGTCGTTTACAACAGTTTCAACCGGTTCAGTTAGTAGAACCGCCTCTTCTGAATTATCGGCTGATGCTTTAACTATTTCTTCATAATCCTCTAAATTAGTAATGTACGGTCTATTAGTAACCGCAACATGACATAATGTAGGACCAGACTTCTTACCTGTTGAAGTATCTGTGTAGTCAAGTGAAAGCATTGCAGAGGCACCAATGTAAGTCTTGTTCTTGAAATTATCTACAGACTTACGTGCATCAATAACTGCATATACCTTGTCACCACTGATCTCTACGTCAATTACTTCTCCAACATTACGATCAGGATCTTCTACATGCTGGTTAGAGTCGTTAGCAAGAGGTACTTGAACGATAGGGCATACCTTATTATCGAAGTTACTCTTCAACTGCTTTACGAAAGCATCATCAATCTTAATCTTCTTACCTGTTGTAGGATGAATCAGGTCACCCTTAGATAGGATATGCTTCCTGAATAGGGTTCCTGTACTCTTGCGAGATAGCTCAATACGAGCTTCATCCATCTCATCGTAAGCTACAGAATCCTTACTAGGAATAATTACTAGATCGCTCACCATATACCTCCATTGTCATAACAATAGATATCATCGGCAGAATTTAAATTTCTCCCAAATAAGTTGACATTCCAGCATCCCAGTGAGTAAGGAATGCCTTCTCAGTAAGCCTTTTGCTTACGTCTCCATGCTTATTCTGGTAATAAGTTAAACCATCAGAATCAACTATAAGGAATGCCTTAGCATATCCTTTAGCTCTGCCATACTTTCCTGGCTTCAACTCTTTACCAGCAAACTTAACAAACTCGGGCTCCTTGGCCTCTGGGTTAGGTGTCCAACCTTTTGCACCAAGTTCCACCAGAGCATCACGAAACTCCTGTGTGAACTGATTCATAACTTACTTAACACCCTTTTCCTTCTTGCTTACGCCCCAGCCTGTACTCTGGAACTTCTTCCAATCAAACTTCTTACGCAATGACTTGGTACCATTAGAGAATTGGAATTGAACTGTCCCATCTGCATATACCAGAAGCTTAACTCCTGGAAGCTTAGGGCTAGATAGAATTCTTAATACAGCAGAATTGCTTGTAGCATTCTCACCCTTAGGTGCTGGATCTCCTGCTGTACCTTGGCTTACTCGTGGATCTGATGACTTAGCATATGACCCATCAGCAGGTGCTCTAGTTGAACTACGTGGCTGCGGTGCTCCACCCTGGCCTGTACCTAAAGGTGTTCCAATAGGTAATCCGTAACGACGAACACCTTCTTGTGAATTAACCTTTCTAATTCCAGCCAATTCAACCAGCCCCATATCATTTAGATGGCTTAGAGTAAATCCTTCAGGAAGCATATCTGTTGGAATAGTATCAGCAGGTGATACCTCCCCAGCAGGTGAAATCTGACCAGTAGGGTCTACTGCCTCAGCCTGCTCAAGTTCATCCTCTTCCCTCTCGATAGTCTCGTAGTCAATTTCAAGACCTAGCTGATCTGAAATCTTCTTCTCAATCTCACGAGCAAACTCAGGTGTAAAGTTTCCACCCTGGATACCAGCAATTGCCTTGAAGATTTCCTGAATAGCATCCTTATCATCATCTGTGAATGGACCCCAACGAAATTCAGGATACTTACCTGACTTGAAGTTCCAATCGATGAATCGAGGAATGATGTAGTGATTAATGATAGATGCAATTTCTGTCATAATAGTCTGAAGCATCATTACAAACAATGAGTCAGTCTGCTTACCAAAGTCTACAAGTGATGCATCTCCACCTGTTCCCTGGTTCTCATCAAAGAATGCAGCAAGGATAGACTTAGACATCTGAGAGTTATGATGGTTGATGTATGAAAGGAAATCAAAGTTACCTGTTTCCTTTAGAAGCTCTACAAGATAAGTCTCAGGCTTTGTCATCCACTGAGCTACACCAATATCAGAAATACCCTGACGGAATGCTGCAAGCTCTGCTGGATCATGGTCTTCAGGAACAGTACCAACACGAGTACCTACTGCTGAACGCTGAGCTGCAAGGTGCATTAAGTAGTAAAGCTTTACCTTCTTATCGTAATGGTAATAAGCTGACTCGAAATAGCTTAAACCATAGAACTTATTCTCTTCCTCTTGAGCTGCATAATATACGCAAGCCTCTCTAGGAATCTTTACATCGAGAATCTTTCCACCAGGCTTCTGTGTTACCTGTCTGAATCCATCGAAGCTACCATCCTCGGTTACTAAGAACTTAACTGTATCTGCCGGAAGGTAATTAAGCTTCTTCAATGTCCACTTATTTTTCAATGGACCAGTCTTAGGCTGCCAGAAAACCATTTCAAACGGTGAGTATCCATCGAATACTGCCTGAAGCATCTGAGCAATAACACGAGTAAGAGGGACACTCATTCCACCAGCATTAGGCGGTAATGTGAATAGTTGCTCAATAAACTCAGCCTCGGATTCTCCACCCTCTTCAATCTGAGCTGGTACGAATGTCGCTGTTTGTAGGGCAGCACGAATCGGCAACGTCACCAAACGATAGAGGGCTCTAGCCTGGCCATCTGTGCGTCGCATTCTTACAAGTTGCTGAACTGTAACCTCTGAGTGCTTATGCACCAGGTGAGAACCATTATAAGGTTCTGTGAATGGCATATTATCATCGAAACCTACTTGAACCATAGAACGTGGTTTCGGAGTTGCCATATCATCTCTTGCCATTGTTAATTCCTCCTGCCGTTAGCTTTTTAAACTATCGGCAGGAGAAACTTAAAATTGTTCTGGCATCATCAAAGTATGGGACATACCTATTGGTAATTCTACGCGAGGACCCATAAAAATCTCAGCTTTCTTATAAAAAGCTTGTTCTCCATCCTCATTTTCTCTACCGCCCTGCTCTACGGCTCCAAAAACTGCACATGCTAATGCATCAGCCTCATCTTTAGAACCTAATCTAGGATGATCAACTTTACCGTTCGGTAGAACTGTTAAACCTAGCAATTCATCTACTAGTAATTCTCGATGTGCTGCAATTAATCTACCGTCATACATTACGTCCATAAGGTTACGCCATGGCTCATTAGATCGATCTGTAGATACCTTCTTGGATTCTACACCCATCTTTTCAAGCTGCTGCATAGAATCCCTAGATTCATATCCATCGAATGTGAATCTCTTAATCCTGAAACCTCTACGGCGAAGTTCATATGCTAATTCACGAGCCCATCGAATCTGAATCTCTCGTGGAGGATTAACACCCTTAGATGCCTCAAATGAGAATACGAAATCTACCTTGATGATAGGTCTCAACTCCCTTGAAGTACTTACTGTTCCATCCTCTAATGTTACTTGAGATTCAAATTCTTCCTTTCGTACTGTGTGAGCCATAGCAATTCCTGCTCGGTCACCAGTTACCGCAAGATCACCATGCATTGCATATTGAGCACCCTTAATAGGTACTAAATCAGGTGAGATATCATATTCAACCTCCCAACCATCACCATCACGCCTATAAGATACTTCAATAGGCTGACGAGCTGCTGGCTTGAATGAACTTCTTACTAAGAACTCATTTCTGAAGAATGGGTTAGATGCCTTGCTAGGCTTACATTCATACTTAGCCTTTGCCATGTTTGCATCTTCTTCATAATCAGATACATAAACTTCCGGTACAAGCTCATCAGTTCCCTCTACAGCAACCAATTCAAACTGCTTGAAGTTAGGGTTAACTACCCAGGTAGGAAGAGGACCAGATACATAGTGACGTGACTTATCTCCACGCTTTTCAATATCCTCACGACTCTGCGCAGTAAGCCTCTGAATAGCAGATCCAAGATAACGAGGATAAGAGATACGAACATTCTTAAAAGTTCTAGGGAATCGAGTAGATGATGAGGTACGCATCATATCAAGAATACCCTCTACAGTATTCTGTGGGACTCTTCCTGTAACATTTCCTCTAACTTCCTCCTTGGATCTGAAACCGTCAATCTCATCAGCTACACCGAGAAGTAAGTTTAGA